CCCAAAAGTATTTTCGGAAAACTGATTTGGACATTTTAAAATGTCCGATTCCCATATCTCCCAGAATAGTTTCCGAAATTTGTGTTTTGTGACTGAAAAAATTCTTATGCTTTGCTTATTATTTTATTCATTATTTTTTTGGCAGCATAACTTTTTTTCGGGAAAACTAGTTAAAGAATTATCTTTAGGAGATATATGGGAGAAGTCCTACATTTTATCCCCGAAAATCCCTTTACATTTATATGTGAAAGCTGTCAATACAAAACTCGTAACAAAAAAGATTACAAAAAACATTGTTTGACATCAAAACATCAAAAATCCCAAAAATCCCAAAAAATCCCACCCAAATATATTTGTCAATCATGTGACTATTTTACTGATAGTAAAAAAGATTATGAAAAACATTGTTTAACATCGAAACATTTGAAAAATGCAAAGCATTCAAATGAAATGCAACTCGAAATCAAAGAAGAACAAGAACAAGAACAAGAACAAGAACTAGAAAAGGAAGAATATGACGAAGAAATGAAGAAAATGGTGATGAAGTTGTATGAAAAGATGTTTGAAATTGCGGAAAAACAAGAAGATACTAATGAAAAGCTGATGGAATTGGCCAATCGCCCTACCACCATCAACAATACACAGAATAATAATCATTTTACGATGAATGTGTTTCTGGACAAAGTTTGCAAGGAGGCCGTGAATATCATCGATTTTTTGAAATCCATTCAAGACGTTCAGCCCGAAGAAATCGAGAAATTCGGAAAATTGGGATATATCAAAGGCCATTCTCAAATCATTTCAAAAAGGTTAGATCAACTCGGTATCGAAAAGCGTCCCATTCATTGCACGGACGAGAAACGCAATACGCTCTATATCAAAATGGGAGATGATACGTGGACGAAAAACAAGGAAGAATATCAAGCATTGGTAATCCAACAACTGATGATTCTTTGCCAATCTATAGGACAAAAGCTTTTCACCTTTTTTCCTTATCGTCATGCTATAGATGATCATGATGACTATCCTATGAAACAAGTGAAAATGTTTGTTGAAATATTCGACAAAGGGGATGGTGATGAAGAAATAGAAGAAAGACATGTTCAATTGTTGCAGACCATTGGTAAAAATGTGACAATAGATAAGTCAAAATACAAGATTTTAAATGAATAATGTTGCTTTCTTTTGTATAATATATTTTTTGTTCTAGCTTGCAAAAAATATACGTATATATACATCCTTGAACATTTTACACCATTGCGCATTTAAAATGCGCAATCAGCATCACCTTGCTCATTCATAACTGCCCCCCGCCCCCCCCCCCGCCCCCCCCAAAGGGGGCGTTTTTATTGTGCAAAAGTGTAAATGGAAAAAAAATTGACACGATATTCATTACAAATCAAATGATATTAAATATGCTACTATGAACAATAATCCCATTGGAGAGAAATTGAATGTAATTATTGTTATTACTTGTGAAAACGCCATTTTTCACATTAAAAAAAATTTATGTTACAATATTTATATATATTATTTATAAATGAATGGTTATTTAAAAATAATTATAGTCGCAATAATATTATTAGTGATATCTATATTTAATGAAAATAAATATCCTTTTGTTGATAGTTTACCTACAGAACGAGACTATTTTTTTATTTATTTAATAAGATTCATTCATTATATTGTTTATTTAATGTCTTCATTTTATTTATTTTTCTTCAATGGTCTAGGTACAAGAGTTGATATGTTTGTTTATTTAACATTAATATTTGCAATAGTATTAGGATGGTTTATATTTGACTCTTGTTGGTTGTCATTTTTTGAATTGTTATTTTACACTATTGATTTAGAAACGACAAAAACTATTTTTCACCCTACTTTTATTTCAATTTATGCAAATTATACGGGATTGTTTATGGCTATATCAGGAATATTATATTTGCTAACAGTGAGTATTGTGTTATATTATTTAAAAAATGTTCCTATTTCCCTTAAAATAATGTATTATATCATATTTTTATTTTTATTTTTCAAGTCAAGTTATGAATCTAGAATAATTACAAAATATTATTCTAAAAAAAATAATCAGCTTGCTATTTTAGAAGATATATATGACCATGAGTTCAAGGAACCATAGATTATTTTATAGATTACATAAAATATATAATAATATATATTGATATTTTATAGTAATGTGTTATAGTACACCTGTATCTTTTTCATTTGCATTAGTTGGATTTTCAGTAGCTACATATTTACTTACAAATAATGTTTTAAAGTATAATTATTTGTCACTTTTGTTGTATTTTTATTCAACTATGGAATTATTACAAGGAGTACAATATTATTATGTTAATGAATGTGGTAATACTATTAATTATTTACTTACTGAATTTGCATATATTTTAGTTATAGTTCAACCCTTTTTATGGAATTTTTTTTATTTTTCAAATAGTAACAATTGTGATAAAAAAATATTTTTAACGGGAATGGCGTTATCAGTTTGTTGGACATTTGTTCATATTTTTACTAGACTTTATTATACAAAGGAAAATGGTATGAAATATTCAGATAGTTTTTATGCAACTGATTCAAACAATGAAAAAGATGGAGTATGTACTAAAAAGAAAAAATATCATTTATATTGGCAATGGACTTCTGCTAATTTGTATGATTTAAATCCAACCATGTTGATGTATCTTTTAATATGGTTTGTACCAGCTTTACTAAGCAACAAACATAGAAATAGTTCTTTCATAATTATTATGTCATTTTTTGTAGCATTGTTTAATTCATATTATTATAATGAACTATTTACAATAACATCATTATGGTGTTATATTAGTGTTCCTATAGTATTATTAGTGATTTTAGAAATATTTTTAAAGAAAAAATATAATTTTTAATAATCTTCAAATATATATTATGGTACGTTTAATGAAACAAACAAGAAAAAAACTAAAGAAAACAAATATTGGTTATTTTATATTGTGTTTTTTAATTTTTATAATAATAATTTATTTAACAATATATTTTTTATACATTCATCCTCTTTCAAAACTACATAATATTCAAACGAAAGAATGGATAGTGGATTTTACAAATAAAATTGTTTTGGGCATTAAGAATCATGATTATCTTTACAAAATTCAAAATACAAAAATAAACAATGTTTCTTTTTATTATAATTATTTCTTTTTCCATACTAAAAAATATACCTTGTTTACATTATTCAATCTAAAAAATAAATTTTCAAATGAAATAACATTAAACGTGTATTTATATGATTTTGAAAATAAAACCACTGATTTAAATCAACTCACCTTAAATTTAAATGAATTAAAAACTAGTAAAATAAATAATAATTTAATAATAACTTGTGGTGATGCATACATACAAAAAATAAATATGATTGAAAACACTATGAAAATTATAGTAAACACGCCGAATATCAAATATAATTTTGAACTTGATATAAATGATTATAATACAAATCAACCAACTTTTATTCCAAGATATTATAATTTAAGAAGTTTGGTTAAATTTTATAATCCTATTACAAGTTCTCCAGGAGAATGGTGTAGTGATAATCCAATGATTGGTAGTATTAAAAGAGGTATGATTAATAATGATGAGATAGTAAATGAAGGAAATTTTTGGTTTGATAATTATATTGGCACCAATGATCATTTTTTAACATCATATATTTGGTTTGTTGTTTTGAATGATGATTGGTTAATATATTTATTGTGGTTCGGAGAATATGAAAAAGACAATAAAACCATGTGTTTTTTAATAAAAGATAAAAAAACGAATAAAGAATATTTTTCCGGTTTTGGTCATTCTATTATACCCTTTCCCTTTAACGCATTGAGTAATATAATAAATCCAATAGATTCAAAGTATATAATCAATAATAAAATAGGTGATAAAGTGTTTGATGATTATGAAGTCTATTTTAAATCAAATGAAATAAGTATACATTTTAACTCAATCAAAGGTGAAAGTCATCAAGTATTTTTATATGATTATTATAATAGTGCACATGACGATAAATTAAATCCTGAAAGTAATAAATTTGATTCACAATATAAAAAAATAATTCAAAATTATGAATATACAGAATATGTAAACTTAATAAACGTAGAAATTAATATTAATGGAAAAACTGAGAAATTTGTAGCAAGAAATGTAATAGATGCAATGTTTAAAAAGGATAAAAAAATACCAAATACAATATAATACTATTGGATATTTTAGCCCTTCTTGGTGGTAATGTGTTTTTTATAGTATATTATTATTATTATTTCTTATTCGATAAAAAGAATAAGAAATAAATGTTGCTCTTACCAAGAATCGAACTTGGAATGGCAGGGTCAAAACCTGCAGTGCTAACCATTACACTATAAGAGCATATAGCAGTTCGTAGTTTCGATCTACGGACCCCAGGGTTATGGGCCCTGTGCGCTTCCTCTGCGCCAAACTGCTTTTAGATACAAGACAATAAGAATAATTTTTTTCTGATTTAATATGCTTTTATTTCTATTTTTCTGATTTAATATGCTTTTATTTCTATTTTTCTGATTTAATATGCTTTTATTTCTATTTTTCTGATTTCTATTTTATCATTTTTCTGATTTCTATTTTATCATTTTTCTGATTTCTATTTTATCATTTTTCTGATTTCTATTTTATCATTTTTCTGATTTCTATTTTACTATTTTTTAAACATTTTTTCACTACACTATTTCACTACACTATTTTACTACTCTATAAATAATCTAGACGTTTTAAGCAGTGGCTTCAACAACTTTGATAGTTTTGGCAAAGTGAGGAGACATGTATTTCTGAAGATTGAAATAAGTCAATTCATCCGATTTCTCAAGCTTCAAAAGAGAAGCTAATTTGTCATCAGGGATGATTTTGCGGCCATTGGCTTTGTCTTGTAAGTTGTGAGTGCGGATATACAAGTTGATATCACGAGTCACTGCAGTGCGAGCCATTTCAGTTCCCTTTTCCTTTCCAAGGAAAGAAGCTAATTCATCACTGATGCGAGTGGGTTTAACAAATCCACTTGGGGCTCTGTTTCCTGACTTTCTCTTGCGACGAGAACTCTGTTTTTGGGCAGTTTTCAATTCACGAGTCCATTTCTTTTCAAGACTGCGGAATTCAGCCTTTAATGAAGTCATCAATTGAGTGATTTGTTGTAATTTGGCAAGGAATTCGATAGATTGTTCAGCAAGAGGAACATCGACTTCACCAACAACAGCTTCCTCACTAGAAGCAGCAACAACGGGTTCAACAGGGGCAGCAGATTCAACAACAGGAGCAACAGCTTTTTCAGCTTTGACTTTCTTTACCTTCTTTGCTTTGGATTCAGCAGAAGCAACTTCAGCTACAGGAGCTGAAACAGAAACAGGAGCTGGAACAGGAACAGGAGCAACAGATTGAGTAGAAGTGGATTCAGTAGAAGACTTGGAAGCTTTGGTAATTCGTGCCATTTATATCCTATCTAAATAATATCTTTTTAAATCATTTAACGCATAATTATATATATTTTAAATAATTTGTTATTCAAAATGCTTTTCGTCAATTCGAAAAGTTTCTAAAGGATTGAATCCCCCTATTTTTACGAAAGAGTATTGGAAGAAAAATAATTCAGGGATTGATAAAGCCAGGGGAGAGACAAGGCTGCATCTTCATTCACTAAAGTCAATGCTCCTAAAACATAATAGGCACCCAAGGATTGATTGTCTTTATCCATTCCACTATAGACCAATTTTTCCATGACTCCTAGAATCATTTTTCGAATATTGTCAATATTTTGCTCTCTGTTCAAAAGAACTCCGACATTTCTAAAAGGATCACCATAGGGAGGACAAATACATCGTTTTACCTGCATAGACAATTGTGCCCTATATTCCCATATGTCCATCATTTCTCTCAAAAATCGCAATAGTTTGGATCTATCAAGACTTGCAAACCAGAATGGATCACTATAATTTCCTAAAGAATCGATTGTTTGAAACAATTCTAATATTCTTAATTCGGTTGCTTTTTGGGGGGTTACATCTTCGATTATATCTTTGATTTGTGTATCTATTTGAATATGCAACATTTTTCCAATTCTTAAAATATGTTTCAAATTCAACATGACAAAAGCAGGTATCTCGGAACGATTATAAGGATTTTTCACACTCTTTCCAGATTTCAAAATAAGATTGTAGAGAGAAACAATATCAAATCCATAAATAAAATTGTCCTTGTCCTTGAAACTGATAAATTGAGAGAAAGAAATATCTTTGATATCATCAATTGTCATAAAATCAGTATTGTTTGTGCATAATTCTCTCTTGAAAAAAGCAGGTCCATGATAAAAATTATATATTCTTTGTAAATGTCCACGAAATATTTTTTGTATTTTCACAATGTCATTGGATAATTTCAAATAATTGTAAATACGTATCTGTAATTCGTTTTTGTTACCAGACATTTTGATTTTGTATTTTTTTGCAATGAATTTCAATTTTAGAGTATTGTATTTCATTTTATTCAACATTTCATATTCACTAAAGGTAGGAATGGGAGTATATTCGTCTGCTTTTTTTGAATTTTTTGCAATAGAAGACATTTCTGTTTCACATTTTTTATACAAGTGATTCATATATATTTCAATACTGGTTAATTGTCTTGTCACCTTTTTTCTCTCTGTTTTTTCTTTTTTCACATTGTTTTCCAGATTGTTTTCCAGATTGCTTTCTATTTCTGATTTTTCTTCTATATATTCATTCTCCAGGAATTCCATTGAATTTGGATTTGTATTGGAAATAGTAATAGTATCTGCTATTATTTCATTAATATCAATTGCATTTATGACAATATTGTCATTATTCATTATTGAATTATTATTTATTGAATTATTCATTACCAAATTATTAATTATCAAATTATCCATATATTATATACTGATATTTTCTTTTTGTATTCTTTTTTTACCATATATATTTCACAAACACATGACATCTCCAGTGAAAAATATATTGACAATATTTTCTTTATATTCATAAAATTTTTTTTAAAATAAAAAAAAATTGATTTAAAAACAAATTCATAAGAATGATTATATCAAATCAAATACAACATGGCAGAAACTATTATTGACGGAACTCTATTCAACACTGAAAACATTCGCTTCTCGCAACCTAAAGCCAATTCTTCTGGTGGAAAAAGCGTGAATATTTTAAATAAATCCACCAACACTGGATTAAGATTGTCTACACCACTTATGCTTACATGGGGAGCATCTGATTTTAAGGATGAAAAAACCGGTATGGGAAATGGTAAATATGAATTGTCACTACAATTTCCATCAGATGAATATAAAAATGAAGATACTGAAATGTTTTTGAAAAATATGCGTGCTTTTGAACAAAAAATCAAAGATAGTGCATTGACTAATTCAAAAGAATGGTTTGGAAAAGTGCATAAAAATGCAGAAGTAGTTGATGCATTGTTTACTCCTATGTTAAAATATAGTAAAGATAAGGTAACAGGTGAACAAGATTTGACAAAAGCACCCGTTCTTCGCGTAAAAATTCCTATTTGGGAAAATATTTGGAAGGTAGAAATATATGACGAGGATGAAAACAAATTGTTTCCCAATACTACAAATCCGTGTGTTTCTCCTCTTGATTTCTTAAGTAAAGGAACAAATATTGCGGTTATCATACAATCAGGTGGTTTGTGGTTTGCCAATGGTAAATTTGGAATTACATGGAAGTTAGTGCAAGCAGTGGTTCAAAAACCCAAGGCGACATTGACTGGAAAGTGTTTTCTAAAAATGAAACCAGCCGATAAAGAAAAGATGAAGTTAGCACCTACACCAGAACCAGAAATGGATGAGGATGATATTCCTTCTGCAAAAACATTGGTAGAAGATTCTGATGTAGAAGAAGAGGAACCTGAAAAATCTGTTCCTGTTCAAGTTCCAGTTCCTGTTGTTGTTGAAGAAGCAGTTGCTGTTGCTGATGTTGCCGCTGTAGTAGAAGAACCAAAGAAAAAGAAGATTGTCAAGAAAAAGGTTTAAATATAATTTCGAATAGAGAATATAATAGAATAGTGTATTGATATGTTGTTGTTTATTGCTTGTCTTGAATTGGCTATTTTGATTCGTTTTGCTTGTTATGTTTTATTGTAATTTTTACTTTGTAATTTTAAATTTTACACCTTTTTTTAGTGGAATAGTATTTTTTTGTTTGCAAATATGAGTAACAAAAAAATATATAAAAGTATATAGTATAAACGTATTATCCATATAAATATCAAACGTAACCCAACGCAAGCAAATGCCCGAATTACCCGAATTTCATATTTTTACTGCAAGACTCTACCGAAAAGGTTTTCGATTCAATTTTGCTGCTATGCACAAGGCATTGGAATTGAGAGAAATAAATACATTGGAAGATTTTTTTGAAGCCATTGAATGGTGGTATGAAAATGTAAATAAATTTTCAGATTATTGTACATACGGACAAGAGGATCAATCCTATTATATAGTGAAGAATATTGATCAAAAAAATGTTGCTTTTTTTACCTCCTATTATGAAACTATTTATAAAAAACGAGATGTTCCAAGACGTGAAAATCATTCCAACTATACGAATCTTCTGGCTACAATAGTCGATCCTAGTCTAAACTTATTATGATTGTTACTATGATATCCCCCTTTCTCTCTACATTATACACATCATTTTCAATGATTCGTGCTATCCCCTTGGCAGAAAAGATATAATGTTGTATTGGTTTTATATGCAAGTCTTCTACCGGAATGTCAAATGTTTGTTTACCCACTTCAATAGGTATGGTCTTTTGTAAAAAGAGAGAAAAGGAAAAGGGAACTCTTTTCTCGATAAACAAATCATTGTTTTCGTTGAGAGACATACCATTCGGTAATTCAGGATTGCAAATCACGATTATGTTGTCTTTGCCTTGTTCATCATCAAAATGCAATTCATTGTGCCAAAGAGGAACATAGTATTTTTTCTCTCCGATTTCCAATTTATATACATTGTTTTCCATCAAATCATGAATACTCGGATTCAATTCATAGATTTGCAACTCTTGGAATTTTTCCATCATTATTTCCTTTATTTGCAATAATACTTCATCACTTAGATATAAAAGGGTCTTGTATTTTGAGAGAAATTGAAAAAGAATAATCAATGTGTTCTTGTCCAAGGGTTCAAATATTTTTCCAGACATTTTTTTCAACCCAATTTGTGCTATTTTCATCAATACATCTTTTATAATATTGGCCATTTCTAGACCAAAAATACTATGAATAAAAAGATTCACCAATTCTGTATAATCAGGTATGGGTATTGATCCCTGTATGTCATTTGTATCTAAATCTGGCAATTCATTGGATATTTCTCTCTGTAATAATTCATAAGCAGCATTGATTTGTTGAAATTTAATCGTGGATTCTTCATTGTTTGGATTTTTGTCTGGATGATGTTGCAATGCCAATTTATGGTATTTTTTTTTTAAATAAGACATGTTTATTTTACTAATTTCATCTTTGATTTCTAATATCTCTATTGCTTTTTGTATATCCATTTTACAATTTTGAGAGAAAGAGAGAAACTTCAACAAGTAATAATACTACTCTATACGTATTTATACCTTTTTCTTGTGATTATACTTGATTATTTGATGATTCATTGTAGTGAATCAAAGTGGCTAAATAAAACATGTAATTTTCTACATGATAAATAGGTCTGTAATTATTATTGTAATATTGAAAAAAGGAATAGGTTTTCATAAGAAGCGGTGTAATGTCTTTGAATACTATTCTCTTTTGTTCTAAAAATGTAGTAACAATATACCAAATACAATCTGTAATGTCTAAATTGTAAATAAAAATATCATAAAGCAAATCTCGAAATTTCAAAAATTTGAGATCCTCAATATGAATAATAGAATCTATTATTTTGTTGCAAATCATTTTATAGGGTGTCATAATATTGGTAATTTCCTGCAAGGTTTTTTCATCATTCATAGTATTTGCATTGAATGCATTTTTAATATTCGTAATATTGTCGACTGCAAAAGCAATTGTTTTGTTGTCTATTTTTTTCTCCTTGACAGGTGCTGTAGTTACCGCCGCTGTAACTATACACGATTTGTTTGCTTGTATGCATTTTTTATATAATGTCTGCGTAGGTCGTTTTACATGAAGTATTTCACAAGCATTTAAAATATTGTCTGGAATAAAACTCAATTCTTCTGTAAGAAGAATAAATTTAATATCTACAAAATGAGCATTGATATTCTGCATATAACTATAAAAAATATCCAACAATTCACTATGTATTTCTTGGAAATTTTGACACACTATGATACCACATTTTTCTGCTTTGGTTGCTACGATATCGATAATCTGCGTATAAATATCATGCCACAATAATTTGGAATTACATCCCAAGAGAGACATGTCTATTTCATAATGAATATCACTGATTTTCAAAAAAAAAGGCTCCTTGTTATATGTAATACTAATTTTTTTCTCGTATTTCAATTCACTTGGACTATATTTCTTGATGGATTTCAACATTAATGTATATTTTCCAATACCACTTGCACCATAAAAAATAATATTACGCAAATGATCCATTTTTTTAGGAAATTTATCCAAAATTTTATTCATAGTTGGATGTAAATTGTTTTTTTCGCTTGTTGAAATATAATCATCAAAATGAGTTTCATAAAATTTCATGGGTTTATAAAAATAATATATTTGTGTTTATATTCTTTTTACCATTCAAACGATCTGTTTTCCCATTTTCCATTTTCCTATCCATCCATTTGAAAATGAAAAAAGAATATATAAAAAACCATTTAAAGAAATATGACGCAAATTATATAATGAAAATATGAATTTACTATTAACACCTGAACAATACAATATCAATCATGTATATTACTGCGATCCAATTAAAAACAATGTGATTCATGATGGTTATTTTATTCGAATTATTTATTCTACTCCTTTGTTTGTTTCCAATGGTATAAATATATGCATTCATTTTAATGATATTGTTACTGAAAAGTATTATAATAAATATAAATGCTCTTTTAATATTTTTACACACAAGGAACTGATTGAAAATATAAAATCAATAGAAGAAACTATTTTGAAAAATGCAAATATTACCAATAAAATTCCAGTGTGCAAGATTTATGAACAATTTAAAAATGGAAATATCAAAATTTTTACCGAGAATGAAGAAAAAGAGAAAACATATTCTAAATTATTTATGCTAAAGATTTCGGGTATTTGGATAACAGATACACAATATGGTATAACTTATAAATTTTCCAAAATTGGAGGAAATTCTGAATAATGAATTTAGAGATGATTGGAAAATCCATCCGTTACATATAGAGTCAAAATAGTATTGAGATTGAATGCAGATATAAACCCGAAAATGGACAATAGATACAAAACATATATATATCCAAAAGGTAAGGAAATAGATGAATTGTTTGATTTGGATGACATGGAATTCATACTTAATAACAGAATAATGATTAGAAGAATAATGGCTAAAATGACATTGGAAAAATAATAATAATCGGGGGATACATGATTCAATATTATAATGGATTGATTTTTAGAGAATGAATAAATTAAAAATACTATAATACCACTCAGAATGATAAAAGGAAGAATGGTAAATAGGGTATATAGATTTATTGCATTACTACTTAATCCTATAAACAAAAGCATAAATCCGAGTAATCCAGCTAAAATGAAGGAATATCCAGTTATCATTCCGTACAAGCCTGTACTTGGAATGAAAAAGGAAATCAAAAGAGTAATAAATCCAGCGATTAACAAGGCATTGCTTGTATAAGAACATAATGCAGCAAATTTTGAATTGTCCATATATCTTCTTTATAATACAAAATGAAAATAATATTTTTTCTTTCTTTTGTTTTCAAGCATTTCAAGCAAAAATACTATATAAATAATATTATTTATATAATATAATATATAGTCATAGTCAATGAGTAGATTCAATACTTCACAAAATCATCCATTGATTCCTAATTCACAAGAATACATGTTTGAAAGGCAATTTGTTGCTATTCATTCAACAGATATCAATACATTGAAATATCCTTCTACCAGTCAATTTGAAATTGAATTGCCTCAAGATTATCAAAATGTTCAAGGAATTCGTTTGGCAGATTGGGTATTTCCTACTAATTATTATACTTTTTCTCCCAGTGAAAACAATTTGATCATGACTTTTAAAATAACCAACCCTTTTAATCCTGGAGAATATTTTATTAATGATCCATTTATTCAAGCCATATTTCGTGCATTGTATGCCAATATTGAATATGAATATATGATTGTTATTCAAGAAGGATTTTATACTCCCCAACAAATGGCAAACGAATTAACAAATAAATTCAATGAATCTGTGTCTGCTGTAATTCGAAATTATATGGCAACGGATCCTGAAACAATGGAAACGGATTATTTGCAAGTTTTTAATGCTGCAGGAGGCTATAATCAATTTGTGATTGCTTACAATGAGGTAAAACAGAATTTCTGGTTTGGAAACAAAAGTTCTGGATTTACACTGACAAATGATTCATCTGTGTATTGTCCTGATAATGTATATCAATCTGAAATAACTTGTATAAATCCCAAATATACCAGTTTTAAAAATTGGGGATTGCCTGCTTATCTTGGACTGACTCGATGTTCTACAAATTCTGTTCAAACATTGTCTAGTCCTTCTTACAATTTACCAAGATTCAATTACATTCGAGAGAATCCACCTACCTCTACTGGCTTTTGGCTACAACCAGATGCAGCATATATATCTTTTGATGAAACAAAATTTCCTACTTATGTATATTTTGTTGAAGCTATCCAAAAAACAAATTTATTGGGTCCTACTGAATTTTTTATGGAAATCCAAACATTGAATAACGTGGATGAAACTATTCCTTTTGATGATACTTATTTTACCCAGACTACTAATATAACCAACGGGATCGTAAAATCGTCTTTTGCTAGAATTCCCATTACTAACACGCCTCCCAATATTTTATATAATGTTTCTGATAAAAATCATAGTCCCATAAAAATATATAATCCACCTGCAGAGAGAATCCGCAAATTACAAATCAAATTCCGGTTTCATAATGGATTGTTGGTTCCTTTTGGAAATGCCGATTATTCTTTTGTTCTTGAATTTTTGATTTATAGACCACAAATTGGCACACAAGTCAAAAATACACAACATCCTATTTTTGTTCCACCTGCAATTTCTTATTTTTAGACTTGTTTCTTTTTTTAGACTGCGTTTGCTTTGATCTCTGTATTTTCGATAATCCATTTTTCCAAGAGATATTGAGAACATGTTTTGTAATCTCCTTGAAACCCTTGTAATTTATAAAATTTAGGATGTTTCATTCTGCTTGTTTTATAATAAATATAATGTCCGTATTGCCCATTTCGTATGCTTGTATTTTTTGTAATTTCACGAACTATTTTTGGTAATACGGATTGCGCATCTACATTTATGGTCGTATTTGCGCTTGCACTTGTATTTGTGCTATTGTTCAATAATGGAAGAATTTCATCCATAGTAATATTGTCTATAGGACGATTGCCGAGAGAAGACAATGAAATTTTCCGAGATCCCCAAGTAACATACAATCCATATTTTCCCTTTTTCAAAATAACCTCCTCTTCTTGATATACACCCATCTGTTTGTATGTATTGTCTACTATATCTGCCAATACATATTCCCCTTTTTCTAGTTTTTCCATATCAATGTTTTTTTTGACTGATTTAAATGTAACCATTTCTTTTCCTGATTCATCTTTGAAAACACATTTGATAGCAGGTCCATTTTTGGTAATGACGTAATAATGATGGTCGTCTATGCTAATTCCAAATTTCTTTTCTTCTCTCAAACTTTCACTCAATCGATGAATTTGTTTGTCGCACTCCATACATATTTGTTGCCAGTTCTTCTCTCCGTGAGAGATTTTGTCCAATTCATCTTCCATGTTTTTGGTATACTCATACTCAAACATTTCTTGAAAATGATTGTTTAAAAAATCTGCTACGATTATACCCAAAGGTTGTATGACCAATTTGCCCTTTTCATTACCAAATTCTTTTTTAACCGATTTTTCAGTAATGGTATCATCCTCCAATTCAAACTCTTTGCAGTCAATTTCTTTTCCTTTGATGTCTTCCTTTTTTACATATCCTCGTTCTTGTATTTTATCAATCAACATGGAAAACGTAGAAGGTCTTCCTATTCCACACTCTTCCAATAATTGCACTAATTTGGCTTCTGTATAATGCTGTTTGATTCCGGATATTTTCATTTTACTCATGATTTTCTTGAAAGGAATGACACTATTGGGTTTGATTTGTTGCAAAAAAGAATAATACGTGTCTTCCTTATGTGTCTTCTCTCCAGTTCCAATTGCAGATCGAACTATTTGCCATCCTTGAAAAGAGAGAAAATGACTTGTATATGTATATTTTATATTGTGTCTTTTTTCTTCTTTGAGAGAAGGTACACTAGGAGCTTGAATAGAAGCAGTAATAGCGAATCCCTCTGCCGATGACATACATGTTTCCAAAGCAATAGACCAAATAAGTTTATACAAACGACCTGTTCTGGAGAGTTTTTCTTTATTGTCCTTGTCCTTGTCTTTGTCCTTATATTCTCTCACCTGAATATTGGTTGGACGAATGGCTTCATGTGGAGTGGATGCGTTGTCGGCTCTTATAGCAAGGTCAAGTATATTTTTATGGATATATTTTTCAGCATCAGTATAGTTTTTTTCAATAAAAGATTTTGCAGAAGAGAGAAATTCTAGACTATACTTTTTACTATCAGTCCGCATATAGGTAATATATCCTTCTTCATACAAGGTTTGACATAGTTTCATGGTTTCTTTGGGAGAGATGTGCAATTCATTGCTTGCTAGTTGTTGAATACGAGAAGTTGTCAAAGGTTCAGGTGGGTTTCGAGAGAAGGCAGCTGGTTGTGAACAAGTATATATATGAGAGAAATCATTGGATTCTTCTAAAAAAGTGGTTACCTCTTCTTCTCTCTCGAATGCAGTATTCAATTCAAAGGGAATGTTTTTTGTCGTGAAATATCCTTGGGTTTCAAACATCTTTTTACCAGGAGTAGTATCTATTTCTTTTTGATTGTCATAGACAAGCATCAATGCTGGACTTTGACATCTACCTGCCGAGAGACTTGTATCATTGGATTTTCTTGCAATGTATTTCCATAGAAAAGGAGATATTTGAAAACCAACCATCAAATCTAGTATTTGTCTAGCTTGTTGTGAATGGACCTTGTTCATATCAATGATAGTAGGATATTGAATGGCTGTTTGAATTGCTTTTTCTGTGATTTCATGAAAGATAATTCGTTTGGTTGTTTGTACTGGTAACCCAAACAGAATACAAATATGCCACGCAATGGCTTCTCCTTCTCTATCGTCATCTGTCGCTAAAATAACTTCAGTTGCATTCTCTACTTCTCTTCGCAAACTATCTAGATGAGATTTCTTTTTCACATCGGTTATCGGAGAATAGTGTGGATCTATTGTGTCTCCTTGTTTGTTACATGATATCCCATCCAATGTTTTTAATTCTCTCAAATGACCAAAACTGGCCACACATTTGTAGCCTGGACCCAAAAAGCCTTCTATTTTTTTGGTTTTTGCAGGGGATTCTACGATCACTAATATAGTAGATGGAGAGAAATGTTGATTTTTCACTTTTTTGGAATAAGATTTGGACATGTAAGGATACCACGATATTAAATAAAGAATCAATATATATTTATATCCTTTGTGGAAAATCAATTAGGTATTTCTCTCCATTTTTTGTATACATAACATATATGACGTTTATTGAATTTATTACAAAATATTTTTGTAACACTACAACTTGCTTTTCCAATACAAATTGTTCAAAAGATTTTTACTGCGAATGTGAAGATTGTTTGTTATATTATGGAGGATGTGAAACAAAAGAGGAAGATAAAAAAACACTATAAATCGAGAGAAGAGGACAAAAGAAGAGGACAAAAAGAATAAAAATTATATAACAACAATATAAGAAGATTATTCATTATTATGGTTTATGAAAACGGACTTTTTATATTTCGCAGAGATTACAGATTGATTGATAATATCGGGCTTTACCTTACTAATTCAAAATGCAAACATGTATATACTATTTTTATCTTTACTCCAGAACAAGTATCCAATGCAAATTCATACAAATCCAAAAATGCGATTCAATTCATGATTGAAAGTTTAGATGAATTGTCGAGAGACATAACAAAGAATGGAGGAAAATTGCATTGTTTTTATGGAACAAACAATCAAATCATAAAAGAATGTATTGATTCATGGAATATAGATTATGTCTGTTTCAATGCAGATTTCTCTCCGTATGCAATTGAGAGAGATGAAACCATAGAGCAATTATGTAAAAAAAGAAACGTTGTATGTGAACACACTCAGGATTATTACTTGAATATGCCTGGTTCCATAGTAAACCAGTCTGGAAAACCTTATGTTAAATTTACTCCTTATTATAATCAAGCGAATACAATACATCATAAAGTGGCTCTTCCTCTTGCAAAACGGAAACTCAAATTGGCGTCAGGAAATCATTCTACCCTGGAAAAAAAGATTTCTCTCGACAATGCTTTGGAAAAATTTGTTGTCAAACCGAATCTGGAAATATTGGTGCATGGAGGCAGAAAACAAGGAATCATTAGACTCAAACATGCTGTCAATACACAATCCCATTATTCTCACACACGTAATGAATTGGAAAAACCGACATCCCTATTGTCTGCTTATATTAAATTTGGTTGTGTCAGTATTCGTGAAGTATATCATGCATTTCGATCCAATAAAGAACTCATTCGACAGCTTTATTGGAGAGAATTTTATATGCAAATATTATATTGCTTTCCTTATGTCTTGGAAAAACCCATGAAACCCATTTATTCACACATGCATTGGAATCACAATGAAGCCTGGTTAAAAGCATGGCAAAATGGAACTACTGGATTTCCAATAGTGGATGCTTCCATGACTCAAATGAATACCACTGGCTATATGCATAATAGAGCCCGTTTGATCGTGGCTTCTTTTTTGACCAAAATATTGATTATTACTTGGAAAGAAGGAGATAAATATTTTGCTCGACATTTGACAGATTACGATCCAGCATCCAACAATGGTAATTGGCAATGGAATGCATCCACGGGTGTAGATTCTCAACCTTATTTTCGTATTTTCAATCCTTGGTTGCAATCTGAAAAAAATGATCCGGATGCTATCTATATCAAAAAATGGCTTCCCCAATTAGAGTCTGTTCCTGCCAAAGATTTACACAGGTGGAATGAAACATGGAGAGAATACTCGGGAAAAATTAATTATCCGAAACCCATTTGCGAGTATGAAATACAAAAAGAAAAGGCATTAAAATTATATAGTGCTGTTTTTCATTGATTTCTCTAAACTATGGAACGTTTGAATTGTTTCCAAGAAATTTCCAATTTCTCTCGAACAACTGGTTCTTCTTCTGGATGGGATGCATTCAATTTTTCCGATTTTCGTAATGCGCTATCTACATAGATCTCCTTTAACAAAGAGCCTACAATAAAAGCGCCTTCATGTTGGTCTAATTCCCCATCCTCAATTCTTCTTAATACATTTAAAAACTTATTCAAAATGGTCAAATCAATTTCATCTTTGCGAATTTTGTTGTAAATGTCCGTATAGTAGGTAAATAAAAAACTACAATCCGACATTCCTTCAATATGGATTCTATCTGGGTCATTTCTATATTTTGCCTTTAACATGATCAAATTGTTGATATCTGCTTGTAATTTGTGGCTGTGTTTTAATTCACGAATCAATCCCGTTTGATCTTCTACGTCATTTACTTTGATCATTTTCTGCAGCTGCAATCTTGCACGATCATCCATAATATTATCCATTTACAGAAATATAGATATGTAATGAAATAATTCATTCTTTTTTAACTCATTTCTCTCCAAAAAAGAAATATAATATATATAATATATATTATGTCTCAACCAGCACCACCACTTACACCACCAGCAATTGCACAACCAGCATTGGTTAACGGAATGTCTGGTCCAACTCATAGAGATTCTGCTATACTGGATATGAATCGAAGCGCAAATTTATTGAATTGTTTGAATAATGGAACACAATGTGGTGGAAAGCACAAGCACAAGCACAAGCACAAGTATACACAATACGGAGGTATTGACTCTTCGCCTTCACAACTTGTAGTAAGCACTCCTCGTGTTATGTACAATGATTCAAGTGCTGGTGACCAATCTATGAATAATCAATTCAAGAGTCTTGCAGCAACTATCAATCAAGCAAATGCGAATGCAGCATATGATAAAAATATTATTTTACCGCCTTATAATGCAAAGGGAGGTAGAAGACATCCATTTAGAACGATTCGACGTTCTTTTGCTTATAAAGGGAAAAGCGGGAAATCCAAGAAAAGCGGGAAAAGCGGGAAAAGCGGGAAAAGCGGGAAAAGCGGGAAAAGCGGGAAATCCAAGAAAACAAGAAAAACCAATAAATGAATAAAAAAACAATAAATGAATAAAAAAACAATAAATGAATAAAAAACAATAGAAATTATATTCGAGTAATATAAGTATATAAATATGCCAAAAGCAAATGATTGGATTGTTTTTGTTTTTGTGAATATAGGTTTTATTGCACAAGTATTACTTTTATATTATTTTGCTTCCATTGCGGATATCAAGCTAAATTGGTCTAAATATAGATGCAATCCCATGTTTATGCCTTTTTCTGACAATATTGAACAAGATTTTGTATATTGTATTCAAAATGCACAAACTAGTTTTATGGGATATTTATTACAACCTTTGCAATATGTTACTTCTAGTTTGGGATCATTAGGTGGTTCTTTGTCCGAAGCAATCAATGATGCTAGTGGTATGATTGGCAATATTCGATCTTTTGGCACAAACATTTTCCAAAATATTTTCGGTGTCTTTTTAAATCTTGTCATTGAATTTCAAAAAATTATTATTGGAATTACAGATATGATTGGGAAATTGGTTGGTATTCTTGTAACCATGGTATACATTTTAGAAAGTTCCATCATGACAATGAATTCTTCTTGGAATGGTCCTCCCGGACAAATGGTTCGCGCTTTGGGTCACTGCTTCCATCCCAAGACAAAAATCAAATTGCAAAATGGCTATTCTGTCTTTATGAAAGAGTTGAAATTAGGAGATGTATTGGAAAACGGAAGTCGCGTGGATTCCATCATGCAGATTGACAATCGTAATTATCGAGAGAAATTATACAAGATACCCAATGGTGTAGATGGAGAATTTATTTATGTGACAGGTAGTCATTATGTTTATTGTCCAAAAGCAAGACAATATATTCCTGTCAAAGAGTATTCTTATGCAATAAAACAAGAAGAAGTAAAAACAGATTATTTCAATTGTATCATTACTCATGACAATCAGATCAAAATAGGTAATCATTTGTTCTGGGATTATGAGGATTGGAAGATCAAAACCACCAAATAAAATGTTTTTAGAGAGAACCAATCCTTTTTCTTTTTGGTCAATGTAATAATCTCATACTATAATATGAAATTATCTACTTTATTCAAAAATACATTTTTTATGAAAAACAAATTATACATTCATATAATCATTCTCTTGATAGTATGCATTCTTTTATCCATAGTTCTGCGTTTGTTTTCTCTTTTTACAGAGAGAAAAAAGAAAGTATATAATTTGCAAAAAGATGGTATTTGTATTATTTCATCGCTTTTATCTGCTAATGAAATTTCTACATTGAAAGAATATATACAAAATGGAGAACCCAAAAAAGCAAAAGAATACATTATTCAATCTCCTGATATTCTCTCAAAAATACGAAATCGATTAGGGGATCATTCGTATGATTATGAATTCAACGATTACGTATTTGTTATTAAAAAATCGCAATTTCATACATGTCATCGTGACTATAATGGCGACCTTTTGAACCCAGAACAAAAATACCCCTCTTATACGATCATTCTTTATTTGGAAAATATGGATAAGTGCTTGGATGTCATAACTGCATCACATACTTCTCTCTACAAAAACAATATCAATCTCACTGATTATAGTGAATCCGTTTTATGCAATGCAGGGGATGCCCTGTTATTCAATGCCAATTTGATTCATAGTGGTTCTCTCAATACTCGAGAGAACAATATGAGAATTCAAATGAAAATATCACATAAACAAGACCAATCCACTTTGTATTTTTATAACAAATACAATAAGATGTTGAATAGTGAAAACAATACACCTACATGGATAAAAATGGCTCAAAAACATGTCACTTGTCAATTTCCCGCAATAAGTTATTTTATGAAACAATATGATAATAATTTATATTCCAATGATCAACGTCGCTTTTTGCCATTTCCCAATTTGTCTGATTTCATTTTTTTCAAACTGGAAAACATTTGAGATTTATACACCCAACTCATTATCAAGATGATTAAAAAAATCAAAAACAAATAATATTTTGTAATAAAATCAATAACATATGTCCCTATTTTTTTAATTAAATATTTATTCAAATCATTTTTGATATGTTCTTTCGGAGAGTAATCCAAATTAATCAATATATTGTTTAAATATCCACATCCATTTGCATGTAAAAAAAAAGGTTGTCTATTATTATAATAAATACGTTTGTTTACTATATTTATTTTATTATCAATTTCTTGCATGGGATAAATAAGAGTTAAAAATAAAGTATTGTCTGAATCCAAATATATATCATTTGGATGTTGATTACAATATTGTGTCATTAAAACTTGATCATCTGCATTATTTATAGGATTTAGATAGTATATTTCTCGAATAATGTTTTTCAAATCTTTTGCATACCCAATATAAGTTCCTGAATTAAGATTTTCATTTTTACATTTCCCAAAAAAAAAGGTTTGTAATGATTTCAAAAAATAATTGGATCTATCTGTTCCCACTATTATTTTACATTGATGTAATTTTTTTAATCTAATAAATTCTGTTTTCATTTCATTCAAATCTCGTAGACAAATGACATCATAACCATCTACAAAACAGACAATATCATTGTCTGGTATTTTATCCAAAAATTCAATCATTTTTTTAAACTTCCAATTGTATCCTTCCCATTTTTCTCCCATACCTAATGTAGTCAACTCTTTTCCATTTCTCAAACACGATTCCACTAAAAAAGGATAATAAAATTTTTGATCGGTACTTATTGTTACTATATGTAGATCTTGTAAATTTATAGATGTATTCATTATATTATGTGAATATTATTTAGTAAAATATTATTAGTATATATTAGTATAATCATATTAGAATAATGAATCAATCTCAAGAAATACCTTCATTAGATGAAGTAACGAATAAAATTCATGACATGTATAAAGATTTGACGTATTTTGACATGTATGGTGGGAATGTTTTCTTTTTCATCATTTTAATCATTGTCATGTTTGTAGTTGTTAGTTATTTTATGGTGATGAAAAATATACAACCCATCAAAGAGAATTGGCCTACCGAGAGATGCAAACCACAAAACATACCTTTTGCGGGTCTCATCAATAAACCGAGCAATATGTCTTTTATAGACTACACAAAAGAGAATTTTGATTATTGTATGCAAAATGTCTTGATTTCCATCAGTGGAGAAGCATTACAACCCTTGCAGTTTATTACTTCTTTGTTGACCAGTTTGTATAATACTCTTGTGGCTGGAATAGATAGTATACGTGGTATTTTATCCAATATAGTTTCCAGTATTGAAAATATATCAAAAGAAATTTTTGGTAGAATAAGCAATGTGATTATCATTTTGCAACAAATAGTCATTTCTTTTATGGATTCCATTTCAAAAGTGCAAGGAGTTTTAGTTGCAGGCTTGTTTACTGCATTAGGAACCTACGATACGTTGAAAGCACTTTTTGGAGTCATTATTGAGTTTATTATCACTTTACTCATTATCCTTGGTGCATTGATTGCTGCTATGTGGTTATTGCCTTTTACTTGGCCCATTGCTATTACTAATACAGCCATATTTTTAGCCATTTCTATTCCCTTGGCAATTATTTTGACTTTTATGCAAAAAGTAATGCATGTAGATGTAAGTCGATCTATTCCTGGAGTGCCTAGTATGCCAGATCTTTCTAGTTGTTTTGATAAAGATACCATGATTTCAATGAATGATGGAACCATGAAAAAAATAAGTGATATTCATGTAGGAGATATATTGAAAAACAATGTAATAGTTACGGGTAAAATGAAATTGGACGCGAGAAATGCAAACATGTGTAATTTGTATGGTATTTATGTCAGCTCAACTCATCAGGTTTTATTTCGAGAGAAATGGAATCGTTTGATTCAAAAAGATCAATGGATATATGTGGATCAACATCCAGATAGTGTACGGATTGAAAATTACAATGAACCTTATATTTATTGCTTGAATACGAGTGCAAAGACCATATGCATTGATGATGTAGTATTTGCAGATTGGGATGAAACTTTTGAAAAGGAGAGAAAAATATTAATGAAAATTATTTATTCCCTGTGTTCTCCTAGTGATTCTTATCCATTTTATAAACCTGAATCACCCAATGTAGGTAAAATGATTCATAAATATTTGGATGGAGGATTTACAGAATCTACCTTGATCCCTCTTGCTGATGGTTCAAGAAGAAAAATCAAAGATATTTGGGTGGGAGATGTTTTGAAAGAGGGCAATATAGTCTATGGAATAGTGGAAATAGATGGGTCTGAATTGAATGCACAATATGAATATGAATACAATCATGTGACATTTTATGGGGGTCCAAATATGAATATGTATGATTCTTTTTCCTCTTTGAAATTAATAAGCACTTTAGGCGACATGAATTCTTTACAAAAGAAAAGTATAAAGAAAGAGGAAAAATTGTATCATTTATTGACAAATAAGGGATATTTTTATGTTTCAGGTATTAAGGATAGTAACAACAAATTAAACAATGAATCAAAGAATGATAAAAAGGCGGAATATTTAAAATTCCACCATTATAATTTCAATATTGATATTTTTACAAAGTGCGATGAGTAAAAAATTATTATCTATGAAATATGTATAAATATGGAAATTGTCATACCAAAATTCAGTTTTCGACTGGAAATAATTATATTGATTGGAGTATTATTCATAGTTTTATTTGGACATGTACTTTGTTCTTGTTCTACTATTAGCAGAAAAGAAGGAATGCAAGTTGCAGGTATGCTTGCAAACGCAGTGGGAGGTAGTGTAAAAGAAGCGTTTACTTCTGCCAATACCAATTATGGTCAATCGGCTCCTTATAGTGTAGCAAAAAATGACCCGGTCAATACTTCTTCATGGTTTATGCCGAATTTGACATATACTCCAGGAGGACCCATTTCACCAGGTGCACAAGCAATTTTGAATCGTCCTGCAAATATTCCCATTCCAGAAGGCGAATTAGATATGTTTGCAAGCACAAAATTTGCTCCTGAATGCTGTCCTACCAGTTATTCAAATAGTATGGGTTGTGCTTGTATCTCAGTTCCCCAATATAAATTTTTGAGAGAAAGAGGATTGAACAATTCACCTCCTGATCCTGAAGGATATTAGAGTTGACAAAAAAGAACATGTGCAAAGTTATAACTATAATGATGTAAATTGTATTGAGAGATAAACAATATAAATATATATTGTGTATTCAAATATTGAAAAAGAATGAAATTCATTATAGATAAATTAAAATTGTTTATTATAAAAAATAGAGAAAACAAACTTATTTTGGGAAGATGGAATGTAGATTATTGTGATAAAAAAATAAACAACAAAATTGATCAATCAAATGAAGACCATTGTGGTCCTTGTGGACAATATTTATTGAATAAACTGCAACAAGATAGCTTTTTGAAAAAAGAATCTTTGAAAAAAGAATCTTTGAAAAAAGAATAAAAAGAGACAAAAAGTGTAAAAGAATAAAAAGTTCAAAAAAATACAATAAAAAATTGAATTTAAAAACATAATTATGTATTATAATAACTGCAACTTATTATAATAAATGACAACCGATTTTCAATACGAAAAAGAGGAAGACTATTTGAAATCGTATTTGACAAAAATAACAACAAAAGACAATAAATTCAAACGAATCACAATATCCCCGTTACGATATGCAGGTGGAAAAAGCAAAGCCATTGGGTTGATTTTGAATGAATTGCCCAAATTAAAACACAAAAGAATCGTCTCTCCCTTTTTCGGTGGCGGATCCTTGGAATTGTGTCTCTCGCAACATTTGAATGTAGAAGTGATTGGATATGACATCTTTGGCCTTTTAACCAATTTTTGGAATGTGTTGATTTGCAACAAAAAAGAATTTATAGAGGAATTGGAAAAATTCAAAATCAATGAAGAAGAATTCACTAAAAACAGACATATTTTGCTTTCTTATTGGGACAAAATAAAGCCGGAAACACTGCAATACAAAACAAAAAAGGTGGTAGAATTGAGTGATACAGAGAGAAATATGTTGGATAATAACCCATTATTACAAGCTGTTTATTATTATTACAACATGACCTTGTCTTATGGACCCATGTTTCTAGGTTGGCCTAGTTCCAATGAAATAAATAGAGAGAAATTCCAACGAAAAATAGCCAATTTGGAAAAGATGAATTTGAAAAATATCAAGATAGAATGCAAAGATTTCAAGGTGGCGATTCAAGATCATCCAGATGACTTTCTCTTCTTGGATCCACCTTATTATTTGGGTGAAGATTCAAAAATGTTCAAAGGAATGTATCCCAATTGTAATTTTGCGATTCATCACAATGAGTTTGATCACCATGGATTGTTGGAATTACTCAAGAATCATCGAGGTGGATTTTTATTGACGTATAATAACTGCAAGACAATTCGAGACATGTATACAGAATACAAACAAGTATTTCCAGAATGGCAATATACCTATGGACAAGGAGAGACAAGAATAGGAAAAAATAGAGAGAAAAAAATGGAGAACCATGTAAAAGAAAGTCATGAAATTTTTATAGTTTGTCCTCCTACATATTGATTATATGGTTATTATTAGTCTCATAATTATATGGTAATATCATCCTCTAAATAAGGAATATTTTTTTTCAACAATTCAATGAATTTTCGTCCTTTTCCTCCATTCAATCCTAGGAAATAACTTTTATGTGTAGTGCGGTATTCATAGGTGATATATTGAGACGATCCATTTTTTGAATCGTCTACAAAATCCCCCTTGATTCTACCCGTATCTAATTTCCTCCATTTGGCAAATTGAACAATGAAATTTATAATGTCATCCATTTTGAAAAACAACCATTTACTAGTTTCTTTGTCTTTGTATACCAATATATCTGCTGGTTTTTCCGATTCGGATTTTTTCAAATATTTTTCAAACAAGGATTTGCAATGGGTAGGATCAAGAAGCCATTCTAAATTAGTTTCTACTTGTAGTTCGGGTATTTGTCCTAAGGTGAATTGGATATTCTCTCCGCTTTTGTTTGAACAATATAAATTTCTATTGCAAATATAAGTATTTGTATCAGATGTTATATTTTCAAACTGAAATTTTTCACTTAAAATATGTGTGATTGGATTTTCAGGAAACAGAATAGTATCGGATGTCGCTTTATATTCAATAGGATCATCCAAGGATGCGGGATTGTATTGCTTTTTAAAGTCATTTTCTCTTTGATGACCTTTTGCTTTTTTAAATCCACCCACCTTCTTACAAGATTCAATTCTTTTTTCATTTCCCTTTTTCATCGTATTGGATACAACCATGTCTACCACCTCCAATAACATTTTAGGATTACACTGATGTAAAATGTTATTCTTATAACTCATTAAAAAATTGTATTTTTCCATTATATTATATATTTTTATTTCAATTTTTTTTGGTTTTTATATTTTTTAAACATATATTTGAAAAATTTTTTTACACGCATATAGAATAAATTCTAATCATATAAATTTTATACAAAATATTCAATCAATTAAATATACATATTTCTTAATACATCATTTTCTTTTTCTTTTTTGATCAATTTATCTACTATTTCTTTGGTCACTTGAAAAGGAAACGACACTTTCAAGGACATTTCTTGTTCAAACAAATTGGTATCTGGTTTCATTAATCGATACAAGTTCAGTTTTGTATATATAATTTCTAATGCACGTTTCAAATTTCTCACACCTTCTTCCTTGTTGCAATGATGTTCAATAATATAGTGTAACGTCTCATCTGGAATCAGAATATTTTCCTTTTCAAATTTGGTCTGTTCACGAATTCTAGGCAACAAATATTGACTGGAAATATTGGTCTTTTCCTTTTTATCATATCCCTTGGTTTGAATACGATACATTCTGTCTTTCAAAATAGGATTGACTTTGGATTCGTCATTGTAACTAAAGATGAACAAACATTTGCTTAAATCAAAATCCACTTCTGAAAAATATTTGTCATGAAATTGCATATTTTGGGATGTATCTGTCAAATGAGTCAATATTCCTGCAATTTCTTCCCCTTTGGGAGTATCACTGATTTTATCCAATTCGTCGAAATAAATGACCGGATTCATGCATTTGCTATCAATCAAAATTTGAACTATTTTTCCCCATGTGCTTCCCTCATAGGTATAAGAATGACCTTCTAAAAAACTACTATCTGTTGCACCACCCAAAGCAATAAAGGCAAACGGACGATTCAAAATTTTACTCACACCTTCTTTGATAAGCGACGTTTTCCCAGTTCCTGGAGCACCATGAATAGCAATGGCTGTTCCAATTGCACCAGGATTCGTAATCAATTGACCTACCAATTGCATAATTTGCATCTTGGCATCATTTAATCCATAGACTGCATCATCCAATGTTTTTTGTGCATGTTCCATAAAATCGTGACATTTTTCAACACCATCATCAATCGTAGTGGGCAAGGTTTCATATTTTCCAAAGGGAATACGCATAAATGTATCAACCCAATTTTTTATTTTATAATATTCACCTGTGCCTGGTTCCATATAACGCAAAGAACTAATTTTTTTCATGGCAGTGGCTTTGAATGCAGTTGGAATATCTGCTTCCAAAAGAGTCAATCGATAGGGCTTTTCAACTCGTGATATTTTGTTGATTTCTCTCACTTCTTTGAGTATCTTTTTTTGTTTGTCAATATCATAATTTTCAAAGAATTTGTAATCATTCATGGTATTTTTATCCGCAATAATTTTTTTGAAAATTCTAGAATTTCGCTCTTTGTATTTTTTTTCTTTTTTCTCTCTGTGTTTGTTCTTCTCTTTGATTTCATCTTCACAAATTTTGATGCATTTTTTGATGACTTCGCTATCTTTGTTTTTACCATAAATATCTTTCAACGTATTCAAAAAGACATCATCTGATTGGATAGTCGACACTTTTTCCTTGTTTTCTTCTGCAGAGGAACTCGATTCTCCATTATTTTCATTGATAACCAATACAACATTTTCGTCACTGGATGGATCCTTTTTTGAAATAGCTTGTTTGATTTGATCCAATACTGATTTTTCCGACTTTTTTGATTCTATTTTGCTAAACTTTTTATTGGAAACATTCTTCTTTTTATTATATTTTCGTTTATAGTCTTCCTTCTCGTCTTCATCAGAATCTTCGTCAGAAGAATCATCACTAGTAGTAACAATCGTTTCATTTTCATCCTCTGTTTTATCATCATCCTCATCCTCATCATCTTCCCAATAACTATCATCGTCATCGTAATCTTCATTGTCTGCACCAATAGTAAATATAATATTAATGTTGTCTTTTTTTGATTTTTTTCCTTTTTTTACAGAAACATCATCCTCTTCTTCGTCTTCTTTATCAGAATCATTTTCAGAAAGGGTTTCATATTCGGAATCAGAACCAGAAACGCAATCAGAATAATCATCTGAATCCTCATCTGATTCTGTTTCCGAATCATATTTTTTGTTTTTTGATTTTTTTGGAGATGATTTTGCCTTTGTTTTTTCAACTACTTTACCTTTACTTTTTTTCTTTTTCATAGGTTCTTCTTCCTCTTCACTATCATCAATCGAATATTTTTTTCCTTTTGATTTTGTCTGTGTCTGTGGTTTTTTCAATGTTTTTTTCGATTTTCCATTATTCTTTATCACTTTGCGGTTATACTCCTCTTCCTCGTAGTCTTCTTCTTCTTCTGAGTCATCATCCATATGCGATTTTATTTTTTCAATCAATTTGTCACCCTTTTTAATTTTCTTGTCCAAAAATTTAGAAGGAAACAAACTGGCTAACAATTTCTGATATTCATGATGTGACATTTCTTGGTCTTCATCATCTTCAGAATAAGATGAATCATCGTCCCAATCATCTCCATCATGATCATCATCATCATTGTATTTTTTCTGACGCGCTAATTCAGCTCTTTTCTCTTGCACCTTTTTTGCTTCCTTTTTCGATGACTTCTTTTGCATTTCTTTTGATGACATGGTAGTTATATATAATTCTGTTTTAATAATTATTCAAGTTTTTTATTTAAATCAATTTTTTTTACGTATTTTTTTATTGTGAAAAAAATGAAAAAAATGCAAAAAATTTTTATTGTGAAAAAAATGAAAAAAAATGAAAAAAATGAAAAAAATGAAAAATAAATTGATTTGAAAACAATCTAAATATTATTCTTTATATATAAGATAATGTCTAAAATGTCAAAGGAAACAACTTCTAAAATCATTGGTATTCAATTTAGTATATTATCCCCTGAAGAAATCCGAAAGGGTTCTGTAGCGGAAATTACGACAAGAGATACCTATATCAATAACAAACCCATCATCGGTGGTTTATTTGATCCCCGAATGGGTGTTCTTGAACCAGGATTGATTTGTCCAACAGATGGTCTGGATTATATGCAAACTCCCGGATATTTTGGACACATTGAATTGGCGCGTCCAGTTTTCTATATCCAATATTTAGAAGATGTTTTCAAAATTTTACGTTGTGTCTGTTTCAAATGTAGTAAATTGTTAATCAGCAAGCAAAAATACAAACAAGCATTGAAATTAAAGGGCGAAGCAAGATGGAAATATGTGTTTCCATTGGCCAGTAAAATCAAAAAATGTGGTGAAGATACAGAAGACGGATGTGGATGTTTGCAGCCATCCAAATTCAAAAAAGAAGAATTGGCAACCATCCTTGCAGAATGGGAAGACAAGGAAAATCCAGAAAATATTGTCATCAAATTGTCTGCAGAAATGGTATTGAAAATATTCAAACGAATATCAGATGAAGATGTCAGTTTCATGGGATTCAACCCGATTTGGTCTCGTCCCAATTGGATGATTTGTGAAGTGATGGCTGTAGCTCCTCCTGCTGTTCGTCCTTCTGTGAAACACGATGCTCAACAACGCAGTGAAGACGATTTGAGTCATATTTTAGTGAATATTATCAAAACAAACAAAACATTACAAGAAAAAATAAGCAACAATGCCCCTGCAAACGTGATTGATGATTGGACGGCTGTGTTACAATACTATGTAGCTACTCTAGTAGACAACAAAATTCCTGGTGTGGCTGCAGTTGCACAACGCTCTGGACGTCCATTGAAATCAATCAAAGACCGATTGAATGGAAAAGGGGGTCGAATGAGAGGCAATCTCATGGCAAAACGTGTGGATTTTAGTGCGCGTTCTGTGATTACTGCAGATCCCAATATATCGATCCGTGAATTGGGTGTGCCTTTGAAAATTGCGAAAAATATTACCAAACCGATTTTGGTAAACAATGTGAATAGAGCATTCTTGATGAATCTGGTTCAAAATGGACCCGATATGTATCCAGGTGCGAAAATTCTAGAAAAGAAAAATGGAGATTCCATTACATTGCGTTATGTAGATCGAAAATCGGTTGTTCTTGAAAATGGTGACATCGTTCATCGTCATCTAATGGATGGTGATCCTGTGCTATTTAATAGACAACCGACTCTACATCGTATGTCAATGATGGGACACTTGGTGCGTGTGATGAAACGTGGTGACACTTTTCGGTTGAACGTGGCAAATTGTAAACCATATAATGCAGACTTCGATAAACTCTCTGTCGAAAACAGGAGGCGTTAAAAGCGTGTAACCTCCTAGTGTATAAATGAATAAAAGTTGAGGAAAAAAACAATATAAAAATTTATCTATATTTTAAAGTAATGGAAACCAAATGTTGTTCTAGATGTAATGAAACCAAAGAGGTCGATAAATTTATAAAGGCAAGAAACATATGCAAAAAATGTAATAATGAATGGGCAAAATTATCAAAACAAAAACGATATGAATCATCCATTTTATCTAACGATGAAAAAATATGTAATACTTGCAATGAAACCAAATCTGTTTTATTATTTATGAAAGACAGATATATTTGCAAAGATTGTCATAATCAAAATCGTAAAAATAGATATAAAAATGATGAAGATCATCGTTTAAATTTGATCCAAAGTTCTGTTATTTCTAAAAAAAAGCATAGAGATAGATATAATGAAAGAAATCGACAAAGATACCATAGTGATCCTATTTTCAAATTTATGTCAAATCAACGTAGTCGTATTGCTATTGCTTTGAATAAAAAGCAAAAACATACTATTGATTATTTAGACTGCAATGCAGATGAATATTTTCAATGGTTACAATACCAGTTTACTGATGAATTTACCTTTGAAAATCACGGAAAAGTATGGCATGTCGATCACGTTATCCCTCTATCTACTTTTGATCTGAAAAATCAAGAGCAACAATTTCTTGCATTTAATTGGAGAAATACGATGCCTTTATTAATTAACGATAATTTGGTGAAAAATACCAAAATTATTTCGTCACAAATTGAACAACATTTGAAAACATTAACAGAATATCATACAAAAAACAATATAGAAATACCTCAAACATTTATTGATTTATATGCGAAACACCTTGATGACGGGAAACCCCTAAAGTTATCACTACCACTTGCAGATGGAAACATTTGTAAGGATCTTGGTTAATAGCCAAACCCGATGGTAAAAAAGTGATGAATGATAATTGTAAAATACAATTTGAAATGGGCAATCCGCAGTGTTATTTCCTAAGTCCGCTTGGTAGGATATGGAAAGCATTCAGAGACTGAACGGGTGTTGGTGTGTAATGATAGACTAGCCATCTTGAACATGCTTAAGATACAGTACCGATCCTGTTCCGAAAGTGCAGGTGGTTATAGATGTTCTTCTATAACCTGTAAAACATCATGGGCGATGAAATGAACATGCATTGTGCGCAAGATATAGAAGCCGATTCAGAATTATTAAATTTAGCAGCCGTCCCTTTCCAGATTATTAGTCCAGCCAACAATTCACCTATTATTGGAATTTTTCAAGATTCGTTATTGGGAGCCAATTTGTTCACCCGAGAGAATGTCCGTTTCACACCAAGACAAGCAATGAATTTGTTGATGATGTTTAAAAAAGTCAATGAATTTGCCCTCTTGGAAAAAACAGATTACATTACCAATTTCGATATATTGTCGCAGATTCTGCCTCCTATTACCTTGAATTACAAAACAAAATTATTCGGTGATGGAGAAGATGCAAAAACATCCAACAATGTATTGCAAATCAAAAATGGACAATATATTCGCGGACGAATAGAAAAGAGTGTGTTAGGTGGAGGAACCAAAGGAATTATTCAACGTATTTGCAATGATTATGGAAATATGGCAGCAGCTGATTTCATTGACAATCTGCAAAATATTATTACGGATTACATGAAAGTCACTGCTTATAGTGTAGGTATTAGTGATTTGATATCCAACAAAGTGACAAATGAATCAATTATTAAAATTATTACAGAAAAGAAAAATGATGTCAAAACATTGATTGAACAAACACAAATAGGTATTTTTGAAAACAATACAGGTAAAACCAACAACGAAGAGTTTGAATCACAAGTCAATAATATATTGAATCAGGCAACTGCAGATGCAGGAAAAATAGGTATCAAAAGTTTGGACAAAAACAATCGATTTGTTACTATGGTAGGTGCTGGTTCAAAAGGCAGTGATTTAAATATTACACAGATGTTGAGTTGTTTGGGACAACAGAATGTAGATGGAAAAAGAATTCCCTATGGATTTGACCATAGAACATTGCCACATTATGCAAAGTATGACGATGGACCCAGTGCTCGTGGTTTTGTAGAAAGTTCTTATATCAATGGTCTAAGTCCAGAAGAACTCTTCTTTCATGCCATGGGTGGTCGTGTAGGTCTGATTGATACTGCGGTAAAAAGCGTTACTTGGGAAACACCTATTATTATTATTGAAAATAAACAGGCAAAATATACAGAAATTGGAAAATGGATCGATAATCAGTTGGATGCTTCTCCAGAAAAAATACAACATTTTACAGAAAGACAAATGGAATTGATGGATATTCAAAATGGCAATGTATATATTCCAACAACAGATGAAGATGGATATGTTAGTTGGGGTGAAGTAACTGCCATTACAAGACATGATCCTGGAACTGCCATGTATGAAATCAAAACATCCGGTGGTAGAAGTGTAATAGTAACAGAAAGCAAATCTTTGTTGATTTGGAATGCAGAAACAAAAAAATTGAAAGAAACGCCAACTCCTGAAATCAAGATTGGAGATAGTGTTCCAGTTACTGCAGAGTTATGTCAACCTCCTATTATTGTGGACACTATTGATATGACAAATTATTTTTCAAAAAGTGAATATGTATATGGATCAGAATTCAATAAAGCACTACGAATGATGAATGTTGCAATGGAAAATAGGAAAAAAATTCCAACAGGATGGTGGAATGAAAATAATGGAAAACATTTTACACTTCCATATAGTAAAAAATCATCTCTTCAAAGAACACTTGTTCGTTCTAATGTAGAAAATATTAGAGATGATTGTATTTATCCATATCATGCTATTCGTAATCATTCAATAATATCAGACAAATTCATATTAAATGAAGAAAATGGAATGTTCATTGGTTTATTCTTAGCAGAAGGAAATGTAAATAATAGTTGTATTCATATTACAAACAACAATGAAAATATTCAATTATTTGTAAAGCAATGGTTTGATAAACAATCTATTCATTGGACAGAAAAATCAAGAATAAATAGTATTGGAGGACTCACATCAACTATTATCGGAAATTCATCAATTCTAAGTGAATTTTTAACAAAATTAGTTGGACATGGTGCAGAAAATAAACATGTTCCATTAGAGTCTTTTATTGCTCCTGAAAGTTTTATTATTGGTTTATTGAATGGATATTATTCTGGTGATGGAACCATTTCTAAGAATTCAATCGAAGTTGGATCTGCATCCAAAAGATTAATTGAAGATATTTCCATGTTGTGTTCACGAATGGGAATTTTTGGAAAAGTTTTCAAGACTCAATTAAAATCAAACAATTTTGGAACAAAAAATATAAAACCATCTTATCGTTTCTCTATTCGAGCACAATGGGGTAAAATATTTTCAGAAAAAATTACATTTTTGGAAGAAACGAAAACCAAAAAAATGAAATCTATAGTGTGGGGTAAATCTCATAGAAATTTTGAAACATATAATAATGTAGTTTTAGACAAAATAGTGGAAATAAATGTTATTCCTATTGAAGCTCCTACTTATTGTTCAACATTTTCAAAATCTGCAAAAGTATATGATTTGACTATTCCATCCACTTTGAATTTTGGATTGGCCAATGGATTACAAGTGCGTGACACGAGTAAAACCGGGTATATTCAAAGACGATTGATCAAAGGTTTGGAAGATTTAATGGTCAATTATGACATGACGATTCGTTCAAACAAAGGCAAAATCATTCAGTTCAAATATGGGGATGATAATTTTGATCCAATCAAAGTAGAAAATCAATCTATGCCATTGGTAGAAATGAGTATTCAAGATATATTTGCTCATTTCAATGTTCCAGATGAACAAAGCAAAAACAAGACACTCAGTACCATCATGCTTTCTGCAGCAATGAAACGATACAAAAAGCAGACAACAGAAATGCAAGAAAAATGCAAAATGTATACGGATATGATGATACAACATCGGGATGCCATAGTGAAAAATGTATTTGCTTACAAAAGTGATAGTGTAGTGAATATTCCAGTAGCGTTTACTTATATCATCAACAATGTGCAGGCCCAGCAAAATATCAATGTCTCCTCGATTATTGATATCACGCCTTTGGAAGCATTTCAAATGATTGAAGAAAATTATGCCCATTTAGAAAAAATTCATTATGCTGTTCCTACTTTGTTATTCAAAACATTGTATTATTATAATTTGTCTCCAAAGGAATTGCTTTTTGTCAAACGATTCAATCGTGCGGCCTTGGTAGTATTATTGGAAACGATTACACTGGATTACAAACGAGCCATAGTAGCTCCAGGAGAAATGGTAGGAATTATTGCAGGCCAGAGTATAGGAGAGCCAACTACGCAATTAAGTGAACTTGCATCCACACGACATAAGGTCATAAAACGAAACAAACAATCTCAAAAAGTGGAGATGCTTTCTATTGAAGTAGGACCTTTTTGTGATGATTTGATTCAGCAGTTGCCTGAATACACATTTGATACGGGACATAAGGATAGCGTAGAAACTTTGTTAGAGACACTAGAGGATGAATATTATATAGTAGGAGTAGATACCAAGGAACAAACCCATTGGAACAAAATATCACATATTAGTCGACATATTGTGAATGGAGACATGATGAAAGTGACTACTAAAAGTGGACGTTCAGTAGAAACAACTACAAGCCATTCTCATTTAGTACGTAAAAATCAATCTGTTGTTCCCATAGTAGGAGCCGACATGAAAGTGGGAATGCGTATTCCAGTTGCGAAAAACATTGATAATCCATTTGTCCAAGAGACAATCATGATTGGAGATCAAACATTCAAATTGGATTATTTGTGGGGATGGTTCTTTGGTGCTTATTTATCGGAAGGATGTTTAGTGAAAAAGAAAGGAAAAGAGGAAGCAGTTGGAACTATATCCATATCCAATATTTCAGAATATTATATCGAAAATGTGAAAAAAATGGCTGCAAAATTTGGTAGAGAAGTGCGAATCAGTAAAAAAGAAGGACATATTTGTGGAAGCGAAAAAACATATATGAACACAGATACATCGTTTACTTACAAACCATTGGCAGATTTTATGATGAATACATGTGGAACAGGTTCTTTTGTAAAATGTGTTCCTGATTTTGCTTACTTGGCCCCCAACGAATTCAAAGCAGGTTTATTGCAAGGTTACTTTGATGGAGACGGAAATTTCCAAAATGATAAACAACATCATCAGATTCGTGTTTGCAGTCGCAGTTTACAACTGATTAAAGACATGTCTTTGTTGTTGAATTATTTTGGAATTTTTGGAACTATCAAGACAAATAATCATCATGGAAAACCGATGCATAATCTAGCCATGTCTGGAAGATATGCACCATTATATCAAAAACATATTGATTCTGTTTTACATAAAGACAAATTACAAGATCTGGTAAATTATATAGAGAGAGACAATATTCATAATTTGTCGGATGATATCGATAGAATCAATGGATTGGGTGAAATTATCGCAAAATGCGGAAAAGAGTTACAACTTCCAGGACAATCTCGTAATTATGGAAGATGGGCAAAAAAAGAAGCAGAAGGTATTCCTATTGGACGCAGAACATTGCAGAAATATATTGAAATCTTTGAATCCCATGAACATGTAGAACTCATTCGTCCTGAACTTGTGATACTCAAACAAGCAGCTGATGCAGATGTTATCTGGGATGAAATCGTAGATATTCAAATATATACTCCCAGTCAAACAGATTATGTCTATGATTTCACTATTCCAGGCAATCAAACTTTTATGACTGATTATGGTGTCATAGTTCACAACACCCTAAATACATTTCATAACGCCGGAGTAGCTAGTAAATCCAATGTGACACGTGGTGTGCCTCGTATTGAAGAATTATTAACCTTGTCGGCGAATCCAAGTAATCCGTCGTTAACAGTGTATTTGAAACCAGAGGATGAGGTAGATAGAGAAAAGGCACAAACATTCATGTATATGTTGGAGCATACAAAAATGACAGAAATAGTCAAGTCGATTGAAATCTGTTTTGATCCCGATGATTTGAATACGTTAATCAATGAAGATGCAGATAGTATGCAACAATATCGTGCGTTTGAAAGTATGATAGATGAATGCAACAATGAAACGACCAATATTACGACGCCCACAGGATCAGAAAAATCGAAATGGATATTGCGAATGGAAATGGATACAGAAATCATGTTGGAGAAAAACATTACGATGGATGACATTAATTTCACATTGAAACATATTTACAATGATGAAATCTCTTGTGTCTATTCGGATTATAATGCAGACAAATTGATATTCCGTATTCGTATGAACAATGTGTTGAAGAAATCCAAAGACATCAAGAAAAAGATCAATCCATTGGATCAGTCGGATCAGATTTATATTTTGAAAAATTTCCAAGAGAATTTGTTGAACAATATTATTATTCGTGGTGTAAAAAACATAAACAAGGTGATTCTTCGAAAAATCAAAGACAATGTGACTGAAGTAGCAGGAACCTATAAGAAACAAGACATATGGGTGTTGGATACGATTGGAACCAATTTGAAATCTGTATTGGGATTGGATTATATTGATGCTACACGCACATTCAGCAATGATATTATTGAGATATACCATGTGCTAGGAATTGAAGCAGCAAGACAAGCCATTTACAATGAAATGGTATTTGTTATGGAAATAGATGCAGGAACATACATCAACTATCATCATTTGAGTATTTTGTGTGATCGCATGACCTTTGCAAGTAAAATGATTTCCATTTATAGACATGGTATCAACAATGACAATATTGGTCCGATTGCCAAGGCATCTTTTGAAGAAACGCCTGAAATGTTTTTGAAGGCGGCAAGATACGCAGAATTAGATGTGATGCGTGGTATTTCTGCCAATATCATGTGTGGTCAAGAGGGTCTTTATGGAACCAATGCATTTCAAGTGATATTGGACATGAATGAAATGCAAAAAATGGAAGATGTAGCTTTTGAAGAGAAAATCAGCGAAGAAGCAATGATTGAAAAGATGTTTGGAATGAATACGAGTGAAGACAAGTGTAGCACCAACAAATTGGCGATACAAAACAATGTCAGCAATATAAAACATGTAGATTACGGGTATGATGGAGTCAATGAAAATACGTATAATCCTGGATTTTAGTTTGTAGTTTGTATTTTGTAGTTTGTAGTTTGTATTTTATATGATTCTTCGGTAATTATAATCATATAAAAAATAAATCAATAAAAACTTATATGGTTTCATCGGCAACCAATGCCAACTTTTTTACATATTTTCTTTTTTTGGGCAGTTCCAAGGAGGACAAATAATCTACTATACTTTTTCTCTCTACAATGGCTTGTTGAACATTGTTTTTGCATTCCTCATTGGTAAATATATCTGTAGAAAAAGAGATGGAACCATCTTCCGTGGATTGGATCAATTTGTATTTGGGAATCAACTCATTTCTCAATGCAGGGCAAACAACATATATATATTTTTCTTGAATAGTCGTTGTCTCTGCATTACTAGTAGTAGTAGTAGGATAGGCTACAAAAACTATTTTTTTATTGAGGGAAATTTCAAAGGTGGAAATAAAGATGGAAGGAATGTTGTATTTTTGCAAGAGTATCCACAAATCAAAATGAGTGATAAAATAAGTTGGAGAGAAAATCATTTGTTGAAAGGTTATTTTTTTCTCTTTTACCATTTCACATTGAGATTTTTTACCTTCAAGAGTGAGAATATATAATATTTTGTCTTGATAATCCTGTAGATAGAGGGAATATTCTTGATACAAATCATTGCGAATATTTTCAACAACTATGTTCTTTTCCATTTTCAATACAAAAGTCAAGAGAGAAAATCCATCATCATATGTAATTTCATTGTATTTTTTTGTATCGGGATCAGATAGAGAAGAAAAACATTTTTTCCAAAGAGCAGAAGAAATGGGTTTACCGGGTTGTATTTCTCTCTTTTCAACTTCAGGTTCTGGTTCTTGTTGTGTATAGAGTTCGGAATCCAAAATATCTTCTAGTTCCGGTTCCTCTGCTAAAAGAGTAGATGGTTGTGGAGGTTGATCTTCTTTTCTCTCTGTATCCTTATCAATGATTCCATTTTTGTCAATGATTCCATTTTTGTCAATGATTCCATTTTTGTCAATGATTCCATTTTTGTCAATTTTCACAAAGTTTTGTTCATTGGACATGTGTTGTATTGGTTCTGCAGTATCGTAGGTATTGTATCGAATATATTGATTGAAAACAACGGGAACCAATCCATTAAAATATTCTTGGGTCAATTGTGAATCGAGTAGAATGATTTCATTTTCTCTCAAATCATATCCAAGATTTTCAAAGGACAAATAAATCTGGGGTTGAAAAATAAACGAATTGATTCTTTTATAACGTATTAATTCATCCGCCATTTTACCATAATAATATTTTTCATTGTCTTCGTCATTGATCAAATTGTATTTTGGGATATACAAATTCTTTTCAGACAATTGAAAGGAATAATGTTCATCCATCTTTTCTACAAACAACACCTTGTTAAGACACAATTCTTTCAAAATGCGTATGACGGAAACCAATTGAAAAGGATATAATAAATCAACATTTTTCAGCACTTCTGCTATTTTCTCTCTATATTCAATATTGTTGTAATCATTCAACAAGATACGAATTCGATTACGAAAAATATTGAAAAAATAGGTTTCCATTTTGATTTTTTTCACATAATCGACGCGTTCACTATCGACTTTGTTTGTGATTCCTTGTTTGTATATTTCCAAATCGCTGATGACTTCCGGAGAAGTAGAGAGAGAAGAGGCAATGTAATTGGAATCATATATATTGGGTATGTCATAATCATCCACTATATCATTCAAAGAAATGGGTTGAGAGAGAGGAATAAATTGATTGGTTTCAGTGAGAAAACCGACAATATGTTCATCTTCAATGATTTTGAATGCGGGTTTACAGGAGGGTATATTGAATAAATTAGATATTTTTCTTAAAAAAGAAAGAGTATTTGTATAATTGTCAAAAGGGACATCATCCATATGCAAAATGGGAGCCAGTGAATTATCTATGGATGCAGGGAAACAGGGAACAAATCCTTGTTTACCCTGGGATGTTTCTTCAATGATGATTCCAATCACTTTGTTTTGATAATTAATGACTTGGTTTTTCACAAGAAACATTTTTTTGGAGAGAAACAATCGAACCAAAGTAGAAAGTAAAATAGGTCGTTTGAATTTGTAAATTCTGGAGGACAAGCTAGAATAAGGGGAACAATTTTTATCAAAAATAGGTTTGATTACATTTTGAAAGATGGATTTCATAGAGGCAGATAAATCGGGATCATATTCACTAAAGAATTTAATGACGTGTAATTTCTCATTTTCACTGCGATAACTATAGATAGGTTCAAAATAGCTACCATGTTGTATTAAAAACAAGGATTTTTTTCTTGCATTGTATTTTTCAGAAGAGTAAAAATTACTTGGACATATCAAATCAATATTATTTGTCACGTCATTATTGACTATTTCCAGAATAATCAAATTGATACCTTTTTTAAACAACAATGGATTGGGTTTACAAAGAATATCCCATAAATATTCATAGTTGATGGGAACTTCATCATCTCTCAAATAAGAAATAAAATTGTCAAAAGAGTCTACTATATTTTCAAATTCTTCCTTTTGTATTTTATTCTTCTGCAAATCATTATACAATTTGGAAGAGTGATAATCATCCGTCTTGGTTTCTCTTTTTTCTTCTACTTTTTTGGAAAAAATGGGAACCAAATTACCATTTTGATACGTAATATAATCGTCTATGGTCAATGAAGATACTATCACCTCTTTCATTTCTCGAATACTTTTGACGGATGATGTTCCATAAAAAAGTGCATCAGATATAGCAGCGAGAAAGGATTGATTTTCATGTTGATTTTCTACTCCATGTCGTAATAGGCATGCATAGTTGGGTTTGATATTTGTATTGTTTTTACTGACTTGACATTGAATATTCATCTGTTGTAAGAAGAGTTCAATACTCGGAGGAAGATATCCCCATCTTCCGGGATCAATAGGAAATTTTTCAGGACCTTTGATATAATCATCATTGACACCATTTTCACTTTCTTCTTGTTTTGGAGCCTCTGAATCTTTCAAAGAACATATTTTTCGTCTTTTTAAATGTCCAGGTGTATCCCATTTTTTGAAACAACATGGAAGACAAAATCCTTTGGGATGTCGGTTCGTGATAAATCCAGGGTAATGTTTCTTGTAATTTTTTTGTGTTCCGTGTTCTTCTTCATCTCCAAAGAATTCATACACATAATATCCGGGTTTTACTTTGGTATCTCCTCTAGGAATGATTTTACCACATTTTTTTCCTTCTTGTGCATCTTTTTCACTGATGGGACGATTTGTTTTTAAACACCAATATCTAGGACACATGTAATAAAATTGTTTCTCTGGATTGGATCCGTATTGAATAATGTCTTCTTCTCTCAAAAAATCGGGATATTCTTCTTCAATATCCTTTTTTTCCTCTTGTGTAATAAGAACGGGTTGTCGTCTCTTGTTAGATTCACATATTCTGGAATATCTATCATAAATTCCGCTATCTTGTGTTAAAAACAAGGTCTTGTCATATTCAAGCATTTTATTGAAAAAAGGATTGGAATTATGTGTAAGAGACATTCCATCCAAATTTTTTTCCAATAATTCATCATTGTCTGCTATTCGGGCACCCCCTTCTTGTTCCTCTTCTTCTTCTTCTTCTTGCAATAAATAACCGAAATTATTCATAAAGGCGTCTACTTTTTCTTTGTTTTCATATTCATCCAATTCATTTAATTCATCTATTTCTTTTTCCAATTCATCCAGATTTTCCTTTTCTTCCTCTAGAATGTCGAGAGAAACATCTAGATTGCTTGTATCAGGAATATAATTTGTATCCAAGGTAATATGAATGTCATGGATACCTTCTCTGTCTTCAATGTCATTTTTGTTCATACAAAGTTCTCTCATGGATTTGGAAATGCTCTCTTTTTCTTGCGTAATACGAACTAGACTATCCAAATAAATGGGAAGAGTATCCAAATAATAAATATTATTGATATTTTCAACTATCAAAGAAAGTTGAGTTTTTAGAGGATAATAAGTAATGGTTGTTTTAAAACCAGGATTGATTTTGATTTTGAAATTTTTTCTAATTCCTCGTTCATTTTCTATTTGATTCAATGTGCTTGCATACAATTCATTGGCATCTTTTTTATTCAACTCATAATATTGCATCAATCCGTCGACTACATCTTTGTTGGATGCATTTTCTTTTATTTTATCCGTAATGAATGCTTCTTGACTGGTCGTTTTATTGAAATTGCTTACTCGTTTGAATCGAAGAGAGATGGGATTACTTGTTTTAATATTGGATTCAATAATGAAAAGACTTCCAATACATCGTTTCCATTTTTCAATGGCAAATTTTTTTTCAATATCAATCATCATTTGATAATCAATCTGTAAAATGTCTACCTTGTCATTGAATAAAGTTTCAAACAAGCCAATAGTGTATCCAATTTGTTCCAAGTAGTTTTTCACCTGAGTAATAACTGGATTCACTGCATGTTGTATAATATTGTTTATTCTCTCGGTGGATAACAAATCATCTTGTAAATCGAGAGAAATCAGTATATTCCCATTTTCTAAAAATTCACAAAGGATGGAATATTTTGTTTCAACATTATCTGTTTCAGTGTAAGAAATAAAAACAGCAACCGATTTTGATTTTCCAATGTCACGCATCAATTCAAAAATACGTGCCTTTTGTAAAAACGGAATTTTCTCTCCATCTTTGGCTACTTTATCGGTAAACAATCGATATAATTTTTCCATTTTTTTGCCAGGATTGAATTTTACAAGGGGTGTTTCCTGTGTGCTATGAATCAATTTAAAAATAATGTCCAATGGAATTTTGATTTCTTGAATAGGGTGCAAAACAAGTTGTATTTTTTTGATTCCTTTTTTCACATATTTCAATTCCTTTTTTTTATTTGCATATACATCATAAAACATATCAATCGTTTTGTAATATTCTACTTTTGCAGGTGCAATCATTTCTCTTGTTTGTGCAATCAACTTCTCTCGCCTTTCTTGAAAGGTTGCGAGAGAACGAATACGATATTCTTCTTTTTCATTATAATAAAGTAGAGGAAAATAGATTTTCAAAGCAAATTCGATTTTTTTGGAATTCTGAGTGATTTCATTGGATTGTGAAAAGACATCTTTTGCCAAGCACAAATACATATTGTTGCCGATGATAGGTCCAGTATTCAAAAGAAGATGGCTATTCAAAGTAGAAACAAGGACATTGGATGCTTTGTCGAGAAAGGAATCATAGATCATTTGAAAGGGGTTGACAACAAAGGAGTAATCAATAAAGAGTTTTTGTCCCAAGACTTTGGCTACCCAAAAATAGTTGTCATTCAAATCCAAGGAGAGAATATCATTGTAAGAATATTCTTTTTTGTTGGGTAATTCCATCCTTTCAGTAGACAATGGTTGTCCATTTTCGTCTCTCAAAATATTGGATAAAAATTCATTGAATCTTGTTTTGGTAATTCGTACTTTGTTGTATTGTGTCAAGTGTTCATAAATAGTGGCCGAATTTAGTTTTTCCTTTTTCATGCAAAACAAATACATTTCTTCGAGAGAAAAGGGTAATAACTCGGTAGATTCTTGAAAGGCAATACAAATTTTTTTCTTGATTTCGTCAATGGTATCATCCAAATGGATGGGTTGTTGTATAAAATAGAGTTGCACTTGTTCATTTTCTTGAATATATGTTAATTCTTCTTTGTTAAACATGGATTGAATCATGGGATGACTCGGTTCTCTCTTTAACATGTCTTTCCATTCTTTTTCTGCGAGAGAATATCCATGAAACACAAAGATAGAATCAATGGTAGTCGCATTGCTCATATAATTTACTTTGTATACTGGGTATTGTTTTTCTTCTTTTTCTTTTTGTTGTTCCATAATTCTTGGTAATAGTATATATAATAATTATATATAAAATAACAAATTCTTAGTTGTATCCTTGTATCCTTGAATCTAGTATTCATTGACTCATACGATTCCATAATAAGGGCTATCAGTGATGTTCATTCCGCAATATTCCTGTGGTTTTTTGCTATAGTCAATGGGATCATGTATTTTGGCTTCTTTGGCATTTTCTAGAAGAAATTTGAAATTCTGCCAGAATTCTTGTTTGTGTCCAACAGATAGAGTCATGATATGAGAGAGTTCATGAATAGCGACAAATGTCAAGGTGTTGGGATCAATCAAATCGGTCCCTTCCTTGGTTTTGTTTAAACAAAAAGCAATTTTCTCTCCTTTGTTTTCACTATAAGCAGTCAATTCACTAGTCGGAAGTGTTTCTGATATTTTGCTGGGTTTAAATCCCTTGTATAACCTGACAACACGTTCATCGTCGGGATATTTATTTTTCATAAAAACCACCAAATCTTTGCATTTCTTGACTACATTGGCCAACAAATCAGCGGCATCATTCAATTTCTCTCTTTCTCTCACGCAATATTTGTTTCCATCTACACCCGAGATAATACATTTCAAATTGAATACATCGGATTCAGAATAGATCTTTAAACAAAGGAGTAAAACACATGCAATAATGACACAAATGAAAATATTGGCTTTCATATAACGCGCGTTTTCTTATACTAGATACATATTTTTATTTTGCAAAATAAAATTGATTTGTATTTTTGAAACAAAATGTGTTTTCATTATGAATGAATAAATAAATAAATGGAAACTCACTATAGAAGCGTGGATAAATTGACTTTGTTATTGAAAAAATTGAACAATAACAAAAAAACTAGAAACCCGTATAAAAAAATGTTTCGAGTGGATACAATTCTAGATGCCAATACTAGATGTTGTAGATATGCAGGTGGTCAAAAAAACGGAGAATTAAAAAGACATTTGCAAATCAAATTTACTTCCCCAGACGAAAAAGGAGTGATTTGTATAAGTGTTTTGCTAGACAAATATCTTGAAATATACTCTTGATTGATTGCAAAACAGACAAAAAAATATATCTAATATGATCAACAAGTAAAGTCCAAGTAAAGTTCAAAAAAAATATAATAATAAAACATTTAAAGTCACAATGCTTTATTATTTCAAGAATGATTTCTCATTTAACACCTATTATTGGAACAATTGCTTATTTTTCTTTTCCAAAAAATGTAACCATAAATAAAAATAGTTTGCAATGTATTTCTTATATTCATAATACGGCATTGATTTTATTCAGTGGTTGGACTTTTGTATCATTGGTAAATTTGCTTCGAATTCATGGAATTGTGATTCAACAAAACTATTATTTTCAAATCAAGGAATTTGATACTATTATTTATTATTTCTATTTATCCAAATACTATGAATTTGTAGATACCTTTTTAATAAGTCTAAGCGGAAAAACACCCCTTTTTTTACAAAAATATCATCATGTAGGAGCAGTCATATGTTGGCATTTATGTTATTATTATAAAACTGACTTTATATGGATGCCAACGATTTTAAATTCGTTTATTCATAGCATCATGTATTTTTATTATTTACTTTCACTTGCAAAAATTCAGCAGATTAAAAGAGTGAAAAAATATATTACTTCTTTGCAACTTATCCAATTTGCAGTGAATTATATTAATTTGTATTTTTATTTTCCACCAGTAGAAACCATATTTAATTATATAATTATGAATGTATTTGCGTTATATGGAGTTGGATTGCTTTTTTTATTTGGAAAATTCTTTACAGAAAGTTATATTGGAAAAATGAGTAATTGAAATAGTTTGATATACATATTGATAAAGTATATAAAGTTATTTTGACATAGTATATAACATGTCAAAATGACCAAAAAAACAATAGAATATGAAAAAAGTTTTGCATCCCATGAAAAAGCCAAATATTGGAACTATCGATTGAATCCAATGGGTCCTGAAAAGTATGCATTGAATTCACATTCTACCTGTTGGTTTGATTGTGATTGTGGACATAGTTTTGAAAGTTCATTATTGAATTTAAATCAATCAAATAATTGGTGTCCATATTGCAGTAGTCCACCAAAAAAAATATGTAATAATTTGGAATGTAAAAAATGTTTCGAAAAATCGTTTGCATCTCATCCTAAATCACAATTTTGGAGTGATAAAAATGAAGTAAAACCAAGACAAGTTTTCAAATCTGCTAATAGAAAAAAATATTTATTTAATTGTGTATGTGGTCATGAAATAATTATGTGTTTAAAAAGTATATCACGAGAAAATAATTGGTGTTCTTATTGTTCTCATCAAAAATTATGTGAAAATGAAAATTGTGAAAGTTGTTTCAATAATTCATTTGCATCTGTTGATACACATATCTTTTGGAGCAGTAAAAATATATTACAACCAAGACAAATGTTCAAAAGTTCATTAAAAAAAGTGTGGATGACTTGTCAAACTTGTAATGATGACTATGAAAAAATTTTAGCAGATTTAACAAGAAAAATAGGTTGTCGTTTATGTAAAAACAAAACAGAAAAAAAATTATTTGATACTCTTATAAAAACATATCCAACTATAAAAAGAGAGTATAAAGCAGATTGGTGTAAAAAAATTCGTCATCTTCCTTTTGATTTTGTTTTGGAAGAATATAAAATTATTGTGGAACTGGATGGAAATTGTCATTTAAAACAAGTAAGTAATTGGCGATCACCTGAAGAAACACATGAAAATGACATATACAAAATGAAATGTGCTAGAGAGAATGGATATAGTATGATTCGCATTTTACAAGAAGATGTTTGGAAAAACAAATTTGATTGGTTACAAGAGTTGAATAATGCTATTGATAAAATAAAAAAGGAAAACAAATCCCAATTTGTATATATTTGCAAGAATGATGAATATGTAGATTTTTTTACAGAATAAATTTTATAAATGAATATAAAATTTATATTAATTCCTTACTGAGCTTACCATAATTTTCAAAAATCATATTTTTTAGAAAAAAAATTACTGCATTCCAGAACCAATTTCTAACGGAACACGAAGAAAATCCGGACTAATTGTCGACTGGTTCCAAATTCCCACGTTAAGTTGTGGGTTAGGAGGTTCAGAGCGTTCTTGCAAGTTGGCATTTCTCAAGGAGCTGCCGATGGTGTCAATACCGATATTGTAACCGGCTTTCAACAAGTTGATGTTGGCCAATTCACCTTGTCCAGATGGGTTCAATCGAGCCCATTCGTTGTTGTTGTCCTTGGGAAGAAGATCAGCAGGATTTTGAATATTTTGTTTGGAACAAGCATTTGCCATAGGTTGGGGAGTTCCACTCACACCAGAAACAGAGGAGAAAACTTCATTTTGTCCTAAAGGTTCAGAGGGTCTTGGTCCAGAAGGGCGACCTGATCCCATGGTATTTGGATTACCTGCAGGAGGTGCAGAAGTTGGTGCATTCATGTATGCAGGGTTTTTCGAGTCATCACTCATGCGTTCCATACCATAAGAGCCTTTGGAGGTTAAATAGTTAGCAAACCAAGAGAGAAAAATGGCAACGGCAATAATGATAATAGCATTAAATCCATAATCCGTCCATAACTTTTTAAGAGAAAGAGTCATTATATATAAAATTAATGATAAAATATTTTCAAAAAATCGTATTAATTGTATTTTGAATCCTGATATATTTCCCTTAAAAGACATATATTTATCTTTTAAATGTTATTATTCGCCTAAATAGGATTCATCGTCATATTTATCAAAATCAACATCACCATCACTTTCATCACTTTCATCTAAATCATCCAACATATATGTTTTCTTAATATTTTTGGCTTCTAAAAAAGCAAGGATAGCTTCCTTTTTTGCTTTTTTGGCTTTTTCTCTCGCCATTTTGTATATTTCATAATACACTTGATTGGGTTTTTTCAAAGTGATTGTTTCTAAATTATGGATACCTACATCAAGAGTAGTATCAATATTGAATTCCTCTAATTCTTCAGGAAATATTAGAGAAGATTGCGATGATTCATGTATCTCTAGATGTTTATCATTTGCAGAGGATAGTGGCATTTCTAAATCTATATTTTGTTCATTATTCAAATGATTCTTATCTTCTACACTTGTTTGTTTTGCCGATTCGTTTTGAATCAGTTGTTCTGCTATTCTCTCTAATATCAATCTTTTTTCCATATTTATTTCATTTTCTTCTGTATTTACATCTGCGTTTACATCTGCGTTTACATCTGCGTTTACATCTGCATTTACATGTAGGTTTGTATTTGCGTTTGTATTTGCGTTTGTATTTGTGTCAGTTTCATTCAATTTAATCAAATCTATATTTGTTTCTTGAAAGGGAGCAACATATTCATTCTTTGCTAATTTTCTCTCTTTCATGCTGCTTTTAATGAGACAATTTTCAAATATTTCATCTGTATTCATAATCATGGCTTGTTTAATTTCCATTTCTATTTGAAAACTTTTACTGGTGAATTTGATACCTTGAATTTCCAAGATAGAAATAATTTCTGTTTCTGATTTGACATCTTCTATGGTCAATGGAGTTTCATATTGATTGTAAATTTTGATAACAGGTAAATTAGTAGAATAATTCATTTTAACATTGACACGTAATAAATAAAATTTTCCCGATTTATATACACGTAAAGGAGCCGTAAATGCAGTTTCAATATCATCCATTTCTAGTTGGTTTTGAAACCAAGATTCTTTTTTTTCATAAATTAATTTTTGACAAGTGTTTTCTAGATTTTCCATCCAGTGAATAAATTCTTCATCACCATTATTAAACATTAAATCACAACACATTTTTTTGCCATTTTTGATGAATCCTTGTTTGGTCAAAGATTTGGGTGTTTCAATGTAGAGTGATTTTTTATCCATTAATATTTTTGTAAAATAGGTTCCTCCATTCATGGATTGAGGATGAACTAAAGATACATTTGTAAAATCAAATTCAGTGTTTGGTTGAAATATGATATTATTCATTATTTATTGATTAGATATTTCTTTTTCCATGATGGACGCAAAAAACTACGCAAAAAAGCGTGTAAAAAAGTATAAATACATACTAGATGAAAGATTCATTGGTTCAACAATGTTTAGAAATTTTGAAAAAAGAAGACATTAAAAATGAATTGAAAATATTATTCAAACCAGTCATGGATATTATTTTGTATGAAATCAATCCTTATATTTACATTACATTAATTCTGGTTTTTTGTATTTTTATTATGATTTTAGCGATATTGATATTATTGATATTGGTTTTGCGTAATTATAGCAAAATATGATATGGACGTGTTGAATAAATATCATAAGTAAAAAAAATTATTGGTATATATTATAATGAAAATGGAAAAAAAGAAAACAAGACAAAATCGTAATAAAAAAACAAAACTACATAAAACATGTAAAAAAGTTGGCGGTGATTTACCAATGTATGAACAAAGATATCCAATTCAACAACCACAACCACAACTACAACCACAACTACAACAAAGGTATCCAACTCAACCACCAGCAAATGATGGTGGTCTTGCAATTGTAATGTTTGGTTTAGGAATAGTAGGAGTTATTGGATTGTATGCTGGTTTCTCAAAATAATTGGGTCATTCATTCCAAATACAAAATATATTTTTTCTTAATTTATTATATACAATGGTTAAACATTCACATAGTCGTCGTTACAAGCAAAATAAACGCGGTGGATCTGCCAGTGCAACCCCTTGGACAAGTGCTGCTACTTATACCATGGCAAATTACGGAACACAAGACACACAATATAAGAATGTCTTTGGACCAGATCCAGCACCCAATGCATATGGAAATTATGTTGTAAATCAGCTTATTCCAGGTGCGAATCTTCTTCCTGCGTCTGTTTCCTCTTCAGCATCTCCTTTGATTACGGGTGGTCGAAAAACCAGAACCAGAAAACACAAATCCAAATCCAAAAAAGGTGGATTTTTAGGAGAAGTTGTTAATCAAGCCATAGTTCCGTTTGGTTTAGCTGCATTACAATATTCTTATAAGAATCGTAAACACAATAAAAGCGCACGCTTTTCAAGTTCTCGTAGAACACGCAAGCGAAGTAGTCGTCGTTAGAGATTTCCTCGCAATAATTCCAAAACTCTGGCAGCATATTTACGTTTAGGACCATTGTTTTCTATTTGATTGTGTTTTTCGTGGATTTTATCATCTATAGCACGTTGTGAATTTGTATCATCTGTTGGCAATTTAATTTTTCTTTTAATATATGATTCTTCTGATTGATAAATATAATGTGCAATATAAGCATGTGATTTGTAATATTCAACCAAATGTGTATGATTAAAACTATATGGAGAAGACATTATGTTGTTGTTGATGGTAATCATTCGTTGTGGATTTCGAATAGAATAATAATGCGGTGTAGAAACATTGATAATTTGACTGGGTCGTACAAATGATTTAATATGTGGATTCAAGATCAAATCTGACTTGGTATAATTTTCTAGAAGCAATCCTCTGGGTTCTTTAATGTGATTGTTTGTTCCGAACATCAGCCAATTGATAGACAAAAGATCAGCAAAACTAAAAACTTGCAACATTTCCTTTACATTTTGAAAACTATTGAGAATGAGAAATTCGTCTGCATCTAAATACATCATCCAATCTGCTCCTGCCTGACGTGCAATTTTTGCGGCAGTCATCATCAATGGTAATTTTACTGGATTTTCCATTTCACATCGACTAATTACAACTCTTTTATCTGTAGATTTAAAATATTTATTGAGAGAAGGTTCGGATTTGTGATCAAAAATATAAATCAGGTCGAATCCAATCAATAAGTGATGTGCAGCCCATTCACGAATATTTTTTTCATTTCTGGCGTTGGTGAATAACATAATTTTAGAAACTCTTTTTCGTAAGGCATCAGGAAAAGGTTTTATACTTCTTCTACTCGCAGAACCCAAAATCATTTAATTACAAATAGAAAATTATATGATTTGTATGACGATTTCATATTGGAAAAGAGAAAAGAGAGAAAAGGCAAAAATATTATACTAAATAATAGTATAATGAATAGCTTTGATCAACAAGTGAAACAATGGGTTGATTTAGATAACAAAATGAAATTAATGAATGAAAAAATGGCCGAGTTGAGAGAACAAAAAAATGAATTGAATAAGAAAATATTTCAACATGTTCAACACAATAGATTGACTGAAATAAGTCTACCTATAAGTAATGGAAATGGAAATAGTAAACTGAAATTTGTCACGACCAATGTGGCACAACCCTTGACTTTTAAATATGTAGAAAAATCTTTAGGTGAAATTATAAAAAATGAAACACAAGTCAAGCAAATAGTTGATTATTTGAAACAAAAGAGAGAGATCAAACCCGTGTCAGAAATAAAACGGATTGGATCTATAGGATCTGCTTCTACGAATTGAATGATATATTTGGCAATTTGTTTTCAATAAAATGTAAATATAAATAATAAAAAGCAAAATTCAATATATAGATGGTTTCAATTAAAAACATATCTTTGTTTATATTGTTAATTATAAAAAAGAATGTTATAATTTCTAAAAATAAAGAGAATAAAAGTATGTAGTTGCATTTTTTCACATAACAATGTCTCATCATAAACAATAAAATAGAAATAAAAACAGAAAAAGCAAAAAGAAAATGAAGTTTATTGGTATCCTTTATACAAATAACTGCATATGTACTAATAAGTAATAAACCAATTACAAAAATGGAAAAAGAATCATTTCTTTCTATTTCATATAATATTGTTACTATTCCCATAAATAACATAAAAATCAAAATAATATTTTTATAATCATCATTACATATTATGTTGGAAATACTCGTATTTGATTTGTAATAATAACAAATCAGAGAAATGGGTATGATGTAAAATCCAATCATGGACAATAATAAATAATGTTTAATCATATCATATTATATTATAATAATATTTTATTTTTCTTATGCTTTTGATACAGAGATTGTTCATATATTTTCTTATTTAGAAAATTGAGAAGACAAATATGTGTCATGTTTTTTATTGAATATCATTTTATAGTATGATAGTAAATAAAATTATATTCTTGTATTATATAATGTCTATAATAACAAAAGAACCAGAAATTATAAAAGAAGAAGAATTAATATTTTATAAAAAAGGAAACAAGATAATGAGTTGTGGTTTGGATATTAATTCTCAATATTTGAAATCCAATATGGGGGTTGGATTGAAATGTTCAGATGTAGATAAAAAAGACAAGACTAAAGTAGAAAAATTATTTGAAAATTTGATGGTTCCGTCTGGGTTAATTTATATGAAATACAAACAATCGACTACAGATCATTCAGAATCTAAAATGAAAAAAATGAAAATGATTGAAAATGACAATGTAATAGATGATGAAATATACGATAAGCTTTATAAACTTGTTGATGCAGATAAATCATCTTATCCTGCATTAGAAGATTCTTATAAAAAAGAGGAACAGGAAGAAGAGGAACAGGAAGAAGAGGAACAGGAAGAAGAGGAAAAAGAAAAATTGGAAAAATTGGAAAAATTGATAGAAGAAAAAGTGGAAGAACTAGAACTAGAAAAGGAACAAGAACTAGAACAAGAAAAAATAGTGAATTATCCTGTAATAGAACGACAAATATTTGTGGAAATGGAGTTACCATTAAAACGACATAAATTTACTATAAAAAGAGGAGGTAAAATGAAACAAAAACAACAGAAAACTAGAAAAATGAAGAAGAATAAAACTAAAAAACAAAAAAAGGCTAATTAGATTTTATTCCATTTTCAGATTTTATTCCATTTTCAGATTTTATTCCATTTTCAGATTTTATTCCATTGATCATAATTAAAGGGACTTATTAATATATCTCCTATTTTGGTTTTATAATAATTCACTTTTTGATCAAAAATAATATCATCTTCGGTTTGAGGATATGGACTAGATGTTTGCATTATTTCTTCCTCTTCTTGTGTTATTACTGGCTTGTATCCGTAACAATTGACACCAAATGTTGCATTCGGATTTGAAATATAACCACCATTTACTCCAGGAATTCCACAATCATGTTCGTGACCATCAATCTTTTGCAATTGGTTATATACATCTTTACTGGTTGGGTATAAGGCTAATTGGTTATCCGACCATCCCATTCTACACCAAGATGCACCTTTACCATAGGCATCTTGTAAATCTTCATATGTTGCAAGACGAGAACCATATGCTTTACATAGTGCATTTGCATCATCATATGTATATTTTTGATCAGATATATTAAATACTTGTTGAATAGGTTTTAAGGATGGTATTGTTGGAGTGCTTAATGAAGGTAATGGTGCAGGTTCCTGTATTTTTATATCCACTTTAGGAGTTCCAGACAAGAAATCTTTGAGAGAAGCATTAACATTGGATCCATAAAAATAATTCATTCCGCTAACTACAAATAAAATAACCAATGAAATGGCTACTACGATAAATATTATTGGAGTTTTTTCATCTTTATCAAATCGACCATTTTCAGGTGTAGAAGGACTATAATAGGAAGCAAAAAATCCGGATGCATCTGGAGATTTGCCTAAATATATATATAATCCCACAAACATAACAAAAATAAATAACAATGTGATAAATGCACCTGGGGATAGAAAAAGTTCATTTAAAGAATTATAAAAATTTTGATTTATTGTTGCAGGTTTATCTGTTGTTTCAGAAGTTGTTGCAGAAGTTGTTGCAGAAGTTGTAGTTGGTGTATTTGCAGGTGTGGATGATGTAGTTGTAGCAGGTGATGGTGTAGGTGATGAGTTTTTTTGTCCATATATTGCATTCATAATTACATCCATTTATATATATATAAATGTTTTTTTTCTGTAAAAAAAGCAATAAGCACGAGGTGTAATTAAATTTTGTAAATTATCTACTTCGGTAATATTTGTATCATTAAAGTGATACCATTTTCCATTCGCATTTTTGATAAATGCAGTATAATGTCCTCCTTGTACATTACCACTATGATTGCAAATCCCATACAAGTCATATATATAGGATTCTTTTTTATAACCTACTACATATTTGGATAAATCTAAATTTTCAAGAGGAAAATCGACCATGATTTGATTTTTACGATTTTGCGAATTGAATCGTTTCATGTCAATCACTAATATACTCGGGAAACTCCAATAAGATATTTTTTTGATAACATCTTCTTTTTTCTGCGTAGCTTCATTAAACCAAGCGTTCTCTCCACTTAATGTCTCTCCTTTGACATACAAATCAAAACAATCAATTAATGTAGGATGTTTTATTTCATGTGGAATAGATAGATTGATAATAAAATAAGGTTCAGGAGAACTACTCAATACATTTTTTGTTTCATCATTTAAGCTGATAATTTGTGATACATGAATTCCATAAAACAAGTTCCAAATTTCAGAGTATTCACGACTATACATTTTTTTAATCATTTCAAAACATTGGACAGCCATTTCATCTGTATGATTCGATATTTCTCCTAGTATACTCATATTAACATCACGAGATAATGAAGTATGGAAACAATCAATCACAAACAATAAAAATTCTGGTAAATCATTTTGTGCATATCCTGTGAATATTTCAATGTTTTTTACTTGTGCAAGTTTTTGAATGGTTTTAATGAATTTTCCTGGTGATATAATACAATTCTCTTTCCACATTAATTTTCGCAGTTCATCCCATTCCAAAAGCAATGCGGATTCATATTTGTTTTTTAATTTTTTTTTATATGTTTCTATATTCAAAAAATCATTTAGTTCATAGGTATGTGATAATATTTGAATACAAGAATTGATAAAACATGTGTTTCCCAAATTGGTCAACCCTGTTAGTCCTTTGTCTTTATACATTTCAAAATGTTGCATATGTTTATCTATAGATATATGTTATTTATATTTAAATTACATTTAAACATATTTTATATATATTACATATAGTTTATGTCCTTGTTTAATTTTTCACAAGATCAAAAATATTTATTAGAGTTTTATACCAATATTTATAATGAAAACAATCGTCAAATAGATTTATTATATGCAAACAATGATATAATACGTCAACACATTAATGAAATAGCTGGATTGAATAGTTTTGGGAATTATCATCATAGAAGACAAAGGTGGCTTTATAATCAGAGAGAAAGAATAAGACAACAGCAACAACGGGATCAACAACAACAACAACAACAAAGTAATTTATTTATTCCTAGACAAAATGCCACCAATTTATTACAAATTCCCTTACCAATTCAGAATACAACTCAGAATACAACTCAGAATACAAATTTTCAAAATGTTTCTTCTGTTTTTACAGCTTCTTCAAATCCTTTTTCTCTCGGTTCTTCTACAAATACAAATACAAATCAAACACAATCAAGAAGAAATAGACGACCCACTATTGTTTCTCATTCAACAAATTCGTCTTCATCCATACGACCTGTCATGACAACTGATACACAAACAATGGTTCCAACCATTACAACATTTGAATTTGCCACTATTGATCGTCCACTTTTTCCCGCATATAATAGCAGAACAAGTAATAATGATGATGACAACGACAATGAACAGACTCAAGATGTAATAACTGGATTTTTGCAACAATTCTACGATTCAATTCCAGTCATTCCATCACAAAGACAAATTGAACGCGCAACCAAATTGATTCGATTTGGTGAAATAGAAGAACCTAAAAATAGTACTTGTCCAATCTCATTAGAGAGATTTGATTCGGAAACAAATGTTACACAGATTATTGATTGTGGTCATTTATTTAAATCTGCGAGTATTCAACAATGGTTTCGAAGCAATACCCGATGTCCTATGTGTAGGTTCGATATAAGAAATACAATATCCAATCCTAATTCTGCATCTGCATCTGCATCTGTATCTGCATCTGCATCTGCATCTGCTTCTGGAGTAGTGTAATAAAAAAATTGATTTTTATTTTTATTCAATAGTGAAAAATAAAAAGCAAAAAGCAAATGATGAAGAAAGATAAAGGAACTCTTTTGCAATCCCAAGAACTATCAGTTGATGAAAAGGAACAAGATGAAAAACCAATAAAACAAACATTGTTTCAGAAAATAAAACCTTTTATCATTTTTACCATAAATGCATCAAGTATTTATTTGTTATGGATTATTCTGCATTATATTGCATCTCATTTGTATGTAAAATATTGTGTTCCTAATAGTCTTTTTGGATTTATTATATCTCCTTTTATGGTATCCACACGTCATTGTATGGCGATTCGATGGATCATTTATCATGGTGCCAATTCAATTGATACTATGTGGATTATTTTGGGAACTTGGATTACTTCAAAATTGAACTTGATGATTTAATTACATGCATAAATAAAAAATACAAATATATACTATTTACAAAAATACGTGTCGCTCTAGATGAAATGAAATGTGTATATTGTTTTTATGTTTGCCTTTTGAAAAATCCTGTAATGGCTCTATTGTTGTTTTTACTATTGTTTGTTTCTCTCAAAAATTCATCAAACAACAATTTTTTGATTTCTTTGTTTCGCAAATCTTCCAATTTTTCATAAAACTTGTTTTCGGGTGTTTTCTTTCTCAAATCTTCGATTTCCTTTGCAAATTTGGATGCTTTTCCTTTTTTGTTTTGCATGATCCATATTTTCTCCAATACAAGCGCAAATACTTGTTGCACTGGGTTCAATATTTGATTGGTAATATAAAAGGAATAGTCAATTTTGAGATTGTTTTCTAGAATAAAGGTCGGTGTCTCGATTTTCTCTCCCTGTAATGCTTTTTTGTTTGGATTGTGGATATAGACAAAAGGTATTCTATCTCCTGAACAAGGTTTGTTTCCAGGATCACGTTCCGTCATTCTATCTGCCAATACTTTGTGTGCTATTTGTCGTGGGTTTTTGTATCCAGAACGTAATGATTTACTAATAATCAATTTATCAATGGGGAAATTTTCTTCCACTATATTTTTCAAACAACTTTTCAAAAAATCAATCGCTTTTTGAATATTTTGTTCCTTCATTAAAATATCAATGATTCCTCCATAAATATCCTTCACTATGGGTGCATTGTCACGACGTTTCAATACGATTCCCATCTCTTTGCGTTTTCCCTTGTTGGGATCGAACTCGTACAACATTCCAACATATCGCTTTTTAGACAACAAGCAGAAAGGCATAAATGTTTTTTCATATTCTAAATCGTGTGGCTGTTTCAAGAAACTGGATGCCAAATGACCTGCTTCTTGTGCCAATTCAATCGTAATTTCCAATGCCTTTTTTCCACGAATGGGTTCGCCGTCAGGTGCTGCAAGATTAAAGGTAAAGAATACCGAGTCCGTGTTGTGAACTATCAAATTTCCAATACCTGCTGCAAAATGATGATTCTCTGTTGTTAAATCATAGACATATCCTTCGTAATTTTCTATTTCTTCTATTTTTTTAATAGAAATTGGATTTTTTCTATTTTCATGAAATTTTAAATAAATAGTATACTCATTTTTACTCCTATTATAATCAATGTTATAATATATTCCAAAACTATTTAAAGAATGACAATATTTTGCTGCTTCTTTTTGACTTTTGAAAATATGATTTGAAGGCAATTGTTTTACATCTGGTTTAACTCCATTTTTTTCAAAAATGGAATGTAATAATTCATCTCCAATTTTCACATCCTTTGGTGATATTTCTTCACTATTTGGTTTAAGTAGTGAATGATCATCTGTGACATCTACTAACCCTGTATGTGTGAGTATTCGTATCATTTTTTTATGACTTGCAAGTTTATGACGAATTATTCGATATAATTTTGTCCATCCTTTTTCTGTCCATGTTTCGATACCTTCTAATTCACACACTTCTTTTTCTTGTTTACCTTCTTCTAAACAAGTATGCCATTGATTCATTCCAAATTTTTCTGCAAGTTCTTCAATAGTGCAAATAATAAGAGGATTTGTCGAGTTTCGACAATAAACAGGTGTATAATTGGCTACACTATCCCCATATATATATTCTGCTTTGGTTAATACAGGTCCATATTTTTCCGTATTGCAAATATTGTTTCCATAACATTCTTCAATCATTTTTTTGGCATAGGTAAGAAGCAATCGTCCTGTTGCGGTCGTAGAGGCAGCCACATCTTTTTCATAAAAGGTGCTTGTTCTTGCACCACATTGTCCATATAAAGAATTGGCAGTCAGTTTATACGCTAATTGACGTTTGTCCAATACATTTTTCATAAATTCGTCGGTTTCCAAAGGTATTTTTTTCCGCGTCGTCTTTCTGGCATTCAAAAGTTCTTCCAAAATAGAAGGCATGATGGCTCTTTTACCAATCGGAAATTGTGCGAATCTGCAAATTTTGTATCCTTTCTTCACTTTTTCTGCTGCAGAGGAGGGTGACTTGCGAACATATTTGAATGTATCATACGTAATATCCACATATTCATATTCGGGTAAATTGTCATACATGAATTCACCCCGTTCATTTTTATCTCCTTTTTCATCAATCAGGTTTCCATTCAAATCATATTCTTTTGTCCATACTTTGCTATCATGGGATAGATTTTCACTTATTTGCGAGGAAGGGTAGAGAGAAGCAAAATCTACACAAGCTACAGGATTGTCCATATACAAATCACATTTGGGATCCAAGACAATGGCTCCTTCATATCCATCATCGTATTGTAATTTTTCAATGACGGGTATTAATGTATTTTTCTCTCTGCATTTTTTGGCCACACAACTTGTGAGTTTGATTCCTTGACCACGAAACACCAAGAAACTGATGGGAACACTACAAATTTTGGCCATTTCTACGTATCCAGTAATAATGTCTTTTTTTTTCATCAAATGATGCAATAAATTACAATCTTGTATACAATATTTTGCAATGATGGCACGATCTGCAGAAGTTCCATTGGTCATTTTAAAGAGATCTTTATAAGACATGTCATCTTTGGCCAAACACCATCGCACTTTTTTGGTTTTCAAATCGGGATTCACTTGAGAATGATTTCCTTTGATAGTAAAAGTTCCGTCTTCTTTGCAAATAGCGAGAATCTGAAATTTTTCACCTTCGTTATAATAATTAATAGTATGACCAATTTCTTCAAAATGAATAAAACTACCCACATGCAATCCAGTAAGATTGCTACTTTTCACTGAATATATTTCTGTAGTTTCATTTACATTGTTTGCATTGTTTGCTTTTACCAGCGTGCCGACATAATCCCCGATAAAATAACCCGAAACATAATCCAATTTATAGGATACCAAATTTTCTTCTTTGCGGAAGAAATTGTATAAATCAATTTGTATTCTTCCATTCATTTTGATGAATCGAAATTCATGTGTTCCACTGGCGATTTGAATCTTGTTTTCTTCGATTTTATATCTTTCCGTGATGGGATCTTTGGTTCCACAGATTTCATTTGTGTTTCGAGAGAGTTTCAAAAAGTCTTCTACGCAATGATTTTCTTCTGCACGACGAAACATAAATTCATAATCAAATGCAAAGATATTGTATCCAATAATGATATCAGGATTCTCTCTCTGAATCAAATTTTTCCATGCCAACAATACTTCTTTTTCTGTGGAATAGCATTCTACCTGTGAATTTTCAAGTGGAAGATTGTCACAAGAATTCAATACGACACAATGATTCAAATAAGGTTCGTTTTGTCCATAATGCAAAAAGGTAGAACCAATAAAGGTCACTTTATCTCCTTCCAATTTCGGAAAACAACTATTCAATGATCGATTCAGTTCGCTCACCTTTTGATTTCTATCCATTTTTTTGTCACATAAAATATCGATGATAGTTTTCTTTGCAGTGTGTTCTTTTTTCAATTTTATGATTGGTTTTTTTTCTATAATTGCATTGTTTTCATCTTCATCTAGATCTGATCCCCCTTCATCCCCTTCATCCATTCCTTCGATACCTCCGTCATTGTCACGAATATTTCTTTTTTCAAACATTTCTTCAATCGTCATTTCGTGATCTGCATCTTCTTGTAAAGAATCTTCATTTCCAAGCATATTATAAAGAAACCAATAGTTGATAAGAGTCCGTAATTCATCTATATTTTTAGGTGCTTTTTTGGGATAGACGAGATCGATGTCGTTCATTGTTTTATAACCAAATGCAGACAAAATGATCTCTTCCAAAAAGGGTTTGCAATTGTCCGGTTGAAATTCTATTTTTATTTTTTCTGCATATTCAATGATATTGGTGGCCAATTTTTTGTATGATTTTACGGGAATGGGAAAATCACCATGACTACTGCTGGCCTCAATATCAAAACTGCATATTTTATAAGGAATCGATGTCTCTTTGTCATTCAAGGCGACAATATTTTTATAACTAATCATGAATTCATAATCACATTTTGTTTTTTTGTTGTTTTTGATTTCAATGGTTTTTTTATTGGGAAGCGCAATCCAACCAGATGGACTAATATCTTTGATGTGAAAGAAACGCAACAAGGGTGGAATATTGGATTCATACAAATACGTTTTTGTTTTGTTAAAGAGTAATCCATTGGGAGACAAGCGTCTATCTCTCTCACTATGCTGATAATACCATAAATTTTTCACTTTATTAAACACTTGTATATTGTTAAAGACAAACATGACAAACTTGTGATTTTTCCCGTTGTCAAATCCATACAATTTCTTTTTTTCAACTATTTTGCATTCGGAAATGGAATTTTCATAATATTTGCCACCTATTTTGGATACAATAAAGGATAAAAACTGGTTTTTGATTTGTGTATTCCAACCATCACCCACTTTGACATAAAAGAAAGGTTTGAAATCTTCTACGATAATGGAGCATGTTTTTCCTTGTTCATTCATTCCAAACATTTGAATAAAGAATAATTTGTTATCTTGCTTTATGATTTTTTCTTCATTTTCACTTCCACTACTGCTACTACAAATGATATCGTCAGTTTCATTTGCGCAATCGAAAAAGGAGCTGGTTTCATTGTATACATTGAAATCATAAAGTCGAAACGTCTTTTCCATGTTTAATTGATTTGTTGCTTGTTTTATATTATTCATATCAACCAATATTTATTTCAATTTTTATTTTGAATATATAATATATATGTTTTTGTCAAATAATTTGTCAAATAATTTGTCAAAGTATCTTTCTTATAATACAAAAGTATTGATTTCCGTCTTCTTTGCAGGATTATGGATCTATTTTCGAACGAATCAATGTTATATAATGTTGCCTAGGATGAATATATTCTCGGTCATTTTTGTCATGATTTGGGCATATTTGAATTATTATGAACCTTTGTTTTTGCCTATTGGTTTGGGAATCATGCTTCTTTATTTTTTTATACATAAAGAAGAAATGACAACAGATATTTGTGAAAAAACGGGATTACAAATATAAAAACTTGCAGTATAATAAATGGGTGGTGGATTGTTTGGGACTCCTCTGTATTTGAATCCAAAATGTTTGGTGTTTTCAGCATTTATTATCATTATCTATTTTTTGCCTCATCCACCGACTATTGCACACAATTTAGTGATGGCTTTTTTATTGGCTACTTCTGCATATATTACTTTGGCTTGGTATGATGTCCTCTTTTCATGCAATGATCATTTAGGTCCTACTTTTTTTGGATGGTTGTCCAAACCCTTTAAACCGGCAGAATATGGAGAGAAATATGATCAGTTGCCCATCAAGTATCAAAAAATAATTCGTAATGTAGACATAGTTGTTTTGTTGGTAGTAGTCATCACATTTTTGTATCCGTTTTTTACTGCTGGTTCAAGCAATCGACTTCGAATCATTCGTAATCGCAAATAAAAATATACATCTAAAATATACATGAATTTTAAGAATCCCATTCTTATTTTTGCTATTATCCTATCGTTATGTATTCCTGTATTTTATTTATTCACATCAAAAAATAGAGAAACCATGTCACTACCACTAGAAAAACCATTGAAAGCCATTGCTGTATTTCCAGGTCCGAATATCAAAGGCAATGTTGTATTTACTGAAAATGTGGACGGAAATGTCCTTATTGATATCCATGTGGAAGGATTGAAACCGAATTCATTGCATGGTTTTCATGTTCATGAGGCAGGAGATTTGTCAGATGGATGCACATCCGCTTGTAAACATTTCAATCCATTTCATAAACTGCATGGATGTCCTGGAATGATTGAGAGACATGTAGGTGATTTAGGTAATTTAATAGCAGATGAACATGGATTTGCACATTATACTATGATGGATGATATTATTCGATTGCAAGGTGTAACCAATATTATTGGAAGAAGTCTCATTATTCATGAAGATCCTGATGATTGTGGTAAAGGAGGTAACGAGGAATCTACCAAGACAGGAAATGCAGGGAAACGAATGGCTTGTGCAGTCATTGGATATTCAAAAGACAATTTTGAATGTTGATAAACAGATATTGACTGGTTGTTTTATTGCGCTTAAAAATTTATATATTTTCTCTCTAGATAAATATATGAATTCCAAAATTCCAATCAAGGCAATAGCCGTATTTGATAACAAAAAAATAAAAGGTTCTGTCTTATTTACAGAAGATTTGTCAAAGAATCAAGTCATCATTGATATTGATGTGCAAGGATTGAAAAAGAATGCTTTACATGGATTTCATGTTCATGCGGCAGGAGATTTGAGTGATCAATGTACATCCATGTGTGCACATTTTAATCCATACAATAAACTGCATGGATGTCCTGGAGAGAAAGAGAGACACGTGGGTGATTTAGGTAATTTACACACAGATGCAACTGGTTGTGCAAGGTATAGGATGGTAGATGATGTCATCAAATTACGAGGCACCAAAACAAATATTATTGGTCGTGGACTCATTATTCATGCAGACAAGGATGATTGTGGTAAAGGAGGTGACGAGGAATCTACCAAGACAGGAAATGCAGGGAAACGAATCGCGTGTGCAGTCATTGGTTATTCTAAAATGAATTTTGCTTGTTAGATTTACAGCATTTTATGTTTTCTTTCATTCTTTCTGCTTTTGTTTTTTCTAGTTTTGTTTCGTCCATACTTACAATGTTGTTTTTGAGAGAAACCCTTGGGTCTTTTGCAATTGATGCTTTTTTTGTATTTGGCGGACCATTTTCCTCCTTTCATTGCGCCTTTCATTACGCCTTTTGATTTTGACGTGCGACTTTCAATCCATTTCATAAAAGATGCAGAAGATCGATCCATGGGTTCAATACCACTTTCTTCATATTCTTCGACTTTTCCTGCAGTATCCATAAATCGTAAACTAGGAAATCCAAGAGGTTGAGATGTTATTTTATCCAAATATTTCATGTTGGATTGATTGACTCTTGCAACAATAAGATCATCCATATTTTTGTATTTGTCCTCTAAAGCCATTTTGTTTGTATCCCATGTTTTTTTCGTGTGCATGCAAGGTCCACATCCTTCTAAAAATAGAAATAAAAATACTGGTTTTTTACCCATATCTTTATTTAATTCCATCGATTTATTCGAATCCTCTTTTTCAATGACAACCCACTTCATAACGATGATATATAATAACAATATATAATATATTTTTTATAAAAAGCAAGGAATAGAAAATAGAATGTTCTTTACTTGCAGTTATTGTAGTAATTTTATAAGTGTATATTATATATGTCAGGTATTATTTATATTTTTGTAATTATTGCCTTTTTTGCAGGATTGTATTACTATATTGTCTCTTATTCAAAAATGATTGAGAAATTTGGAGGACATGAAGGAGAGAGTGCATCCACGACTACTTCCTCTGATTCTACCTCTGGAAAAATAAAATGTCCCAATGTTCTTGTTCAAAAAGGAGCACAATTTTATCTCTACAACACCAAAGTGGCCAAAGTTCCAGGTGTAAATCCAATCAAATTCGAAAATTTAGAAGATTATATAGAATTCATGGAATGGCAAAGAAGTCAAGGCATTCGTTGTCCTGTATTGTATTTACAACATACTTATAATGCGCAAGGAATGTCTTCTTATAAAATACGTCCAAGTGTAACCGAATTACAAGGTGGATTACCTCCTGCACCTGTCAGTAATTATAGTGGATTAACGGATGCAACACGTAATGATCCACCCTATAATATGAATTCTTATCCTGCATATGATGCTAGTTCGCAATATGTGGGTGCCAATACACCTTTGGACGCTATGAATAGCAATTTGTTGTTCAATTATTCCAATCCAATGAGTGATGAATGGAAAGGACAACAATATACAAAAAAATTGGTGGATTCTGGATATTTTGACGATAATCAAGTGAGAATAGCAGTGGGTTAAATTTAGTTTTCCATTATTTCTCCAGATATTTTATTATATTTTCAATAGCGGTTTTGTTTAATTTTCTTATTTGATTTTTGGAATTCAAATAGGATATTTGACGTAGACTATTTCTGTCTTCTTGAATCTGTTTAATCAATTGAGGGATTGTTTTGTATACGGACATGACGGCCATGGCACTCACTGAACTGATTCCTGGTATTTGACAAAGAATAATTTCTCCTATATTTTCAGGTGTAATGTTTTCTTTTTTCACTCTTTTCACCACGTTACAATAGTTTTCTTGTGGTTCTTGTGCTTCTTGTGCTTCTTTTGTTGATTCCTTTTCCTTGTTGGATTCGCAGAGAGAATCCAGAGGTTCCAATATATTTTTGTCATTTAAAAGGTCATTTTTCAAAAAGTCATTTTTCATAAGATAAAAAGGTTCTCTGTTTTTCTCTCGGTATTCTTGAATTTTATAAGCCATTTGACATATCATCAAAGCAGATTCCTCTGTTTGAAAGGAACGAAACACAGAAAATCCTTTGATATAGTTGAGAGAAAACATGGCAGAATAGAGAGAAAATTTGTCTACTTTGTATTTGAATGAGTTCATTTTATTTACATCACCTTCTATTAAATAAACTATATTGTGATTATGAAGAGGTAATCCATTCAATCGATAAGATTGTTCTTCATACCTTCCATCTTTGATACTAGCTGCCAAGTCTTGCAATGATTTTCTCTCAATGATTATTTTTTCTTCTGAATTATCCTTGATGATAATGTCTCCGATAGGCAATGATTCTACTTTGAATGTGATATTTTTGAATTTGGGTATACCTTCTAGAAAGTATTTGATGTATCCAATCAATTCGTGTTCTCTCATATCTATGACGATATTCATTGTGTTGAATAATAATTTAATAGTGTATGATTTCTTTATTATTAAATTATTGTATTTGCTTAATTTTTATTTGTTTGCGTTTGCTTTTGCTTGCCTTTTCTTTTGTTTCTCTCTTTGTCTTTTTTTCCGGTTTTAACCGAGTGTCTTGTTTCGGTATACTTGATAATTTGTTCCTTGAGTAGGTCGTCTTGTTGTGTTACGCAAATCAAACAAGACATTTGGGATTCGTTGAGGAGCACGAATCAAAAAATTACCCATATTACCACGAGGCCATGAAGGACCATAAGTGACAACACCTGCTTTCTTTACACCACCAATAGAACCTCCACTTTGTGCAGTACGATTAGAAATCACATCGACATATCTGCCGCGTCCAAATTGAGTCATCATTCCAACCATTTTTTATATACTAGCTAAATATAATTATTTTTTCAGTAAAAAAATATTGCGGTGCCGCCAGGGAATAAATATATTATGAAAATGATTTAAAGAAATTACTATATATACATATATATTGCGTCAAAAGAAATGGAATATGAAAAGCCTTTAAATGATGATATTATAAATACAGAGGAAGGATTGGTATTCAATCCTTATAATCCCTTAAATGTGGAGATTACATTGAACGATGTTCAATCTATTCTCACTAAATATGGCGTTCCAGGTCAAGTGTATAATTTGAACTTGTATAAGCGTGCGTTTGTTCATCGTTCTTACACAAAACGATCACATATTGAAAATCAATCTCAACATATTACTATAGTAGAAAAACCAGTTGATTGTTTGCCCTTGAAAACGAAATCGAATGAACGATTAGAATTCTTAGGAGATGGTATATTGGAATTGGTTACAAAATATTATTTATATCGCAGGTTTCCTAAAGAGAATGAAGGATTCATGACGGAAAAGAAAATTGCTATTGTGAAAAACGAAGCCATTGGTAAGATTGCCATGGAAATGCATTTGAATCAATGGTTGATTCTCTCAAGACATGCAGAAGAAAAGAAAATTCGCACGAATTTGAAGAAATTGGGATGTTTGTTTGAAGCCTTTTTAGGTGCACTTTTTCTGGATTTCAACAAGATTTCTATCAAGGATGAAGACAAATGGTTTCAAAATGTATTTGTAACAGGACCGGGTTTTCAAATTGCGCAGAAATTTGTGGAAAATATATTTGAAAAACACATTGATTGGATTGCTTTGATTACCAATGATGACAATTACAAAAATATTTTGCAGGTGAAAATACAAAAAGAATTCAAAGTAACACCTGATTATTTAGTCATTTCACATGATGTAGAAAATGGTTATACTATGGGAGTCTATTTGTGTATAGGATATCAAGTGCATAATTTAACACCGAATGATGCCATTCCTTTTGGTAAAAATATGTCTTCTTTTCAAGATATTCAATCTTATATAGAAAAGAATGCGGGTAAAATTTTCTTGTTTATGGGTCAAGGACAGCACAAAATTAAAAGAAAGAGTGAACAACAAGCATGTTATTCAGCATTGCAAACATTACATCTGTGAAAATGTAGTAAGGATAGACTGATTTTTCGTTATTTATTACAAAAAATCAATCAATAAACTATAAACATATTCATAATGTAGGATAGGTTTCTACAAGAATTATATTACAAATATATAAATGGAATTCATCAAAGAAAAATTGGCAGTAAAACCAACCTTGAAAAAAAAGGAAGATGTAGTAGTAAAAATTGCTTATATAGATGAACGGAAAAAATATCCAAAATTCGATATTCAAGCAGTAAAAAACAATTTACAAGATGTGCTTGTGATTAAAAATCCCGACTTTATTGTTTCTACTACTGCTACATCTGCTTCTCTTGTTGCTCCTCTTCTTCCTATTCTGCCACGTGCAAAATCCATTCAAAAAAAAATACAAATACAAGCAGAAACGGAAAGAGAAATGGAAGAACCAGCAGAAACAGAAACAAAAGCAGCAGAACCCAAAAAGAAAACTAGAAAAACCGAAAAGGTGAAAAGAGGAATTGTGCATTTAGAACCCGAAGATTGGATTGAAGTCTCTCAATCTATGATTCCTCAAGTGAAACCAAATTACAAAATCAAAATGGATAGTTATTTTATGAACAATCGAGAGAAATTTGTTAATTTTGTCAATACCATGTTTGACCCGTATCGTAAGGAATTTCTAGAAGAAATCAAAAATGCATCCGTTACATGCGATACGATTGGAAGTAGTTCTGGCAGTTTTGAATTATTGACTCATCAAAAATTGGTCAATGATTATATGAATTTGTATACACCTTACAGAGGGCTTTTGCTCTACTTCAGTTTAGGTAGTGGTAAATGTCATAAGATTGATACTCCTATTATGATGTATGATGGATCCATAAAAATGGTTCAAGATATATGTGAAGGTGAATTGTTGATGGGGGATGATTCTACACCAAGAAAAGTATTGTCTTTAGCAAGAGGGAGAGATAAAATGTATGATATTGTCCCTGTAAAAGGTGAAAAATACAATGTAAATCAAGAACATATTTTATGTTTGAAAGCATCTGGATTTCCTAAAATATATTTGAATAAAAAAACCAATACATATTCTATTCAATGGGTTCAACATAATGATTTCAACTCAAAAAGTTTTACATTCAATGAAGAAAAACAAAATGAAACTGACATAAAAAACAAGGCATATGATTTTTTTGACTCTGTAAAAAAAATAGACAATGTAATGGAAATATCAGTAAAAGATTATTTGAATTTACCTGTTTGTAAACAAGAACTATTAAAAGGATACAAAGTTCCTGTTGATTTTTCTGAAAAAGAATTACCCTTTGATCCATATATGATTGGTTATTGGATAGGTGACGGAACATCCAGAAGTTCAGATATAACTTGTCAGGATTCTGCAGTATTGTATTATTTTGCTAAAACATTACCTGATTACAATTTGTCATTGACATATAGAAGTTCATATTCTTATGGTATAACGGGTAATGGAAAATATTATAACAATACTATGATTAATACGTTGAAAAGTTTAAATTTGTTAAATAACAAGCACATTCCAATGATTTATAAATGCAATTCGAGAGAAAATCGTTTGAAATTATTGGCGGGGTTAATTGATAGTGATGGAAATTTGACTGGTAATGAATTTGAATTTATACAGAAAAATGAAAAAGTAATTGATGATGTTATCTATTTAGCTAGAAGTTTGGGATTTTCATGTTATAAAAGTATTAAAAAAACATCCTGGACATACAAAGGTAAAAAAAATATTGGGACTTCATTTAGAATATGTATCAATGGAGAAGGAATTGATACCATTCCCACAAAAATACCAAGAAAACAAGCAAATCCTAGAAAACAAATCAAAGATGTATTGGTTTCAGGAATTCAGGTAAAATATACAGGAGAAGATGATTATTACGGATTTACTATTGATCAAAATAGCAGGTATGTAATGGGTGATTTTTCTGTCTCACATAATAGTTGCACATCCATAGCGATTGCAGAAGGAATGAAAAACAACAAAAAAGTCATTATTATGACTCCTGCCTCGTTGGAAGACAATTATGTTTCCGAATTGAAAAAATGTGGGGATGCCATGTATAAAAAAAATCAGTATTGGACATTTCTCTCTAATCCTGCTAGTTTTGAAACATTGTCCAGTGTATTGAATCTCCCCATGGAATATATTGAAAAGAACAATGGAGCTTGGATCGTGGACATTACAAAACCTACAAACTATGATACCTTGTCTGCAGAGGAAAAACAAACACTTGACTTGCAAATCAATGAACAAATCGGCAGCAAATATCAATTCATTCATTATAATGGATTGCGTAGAAACGCCTTGAAAAAAATGACGGACAATTTTGAAACAAATATTTTCGATAATGCAGTCATTATAATTGACGAAGCACACAATTTCATTAGTCGTATCGTGAATAAAATTGGCAAAGAAAAGGAAATTCTTGCAAATAAAAAAGGTCAAAAAGAAAAAATGCCCATGTCTATTTCTCTCCTTTTATACGAAATGTTGATGAGCGCCAAAAATGCACGTATTGTTTTCCTCACTGGAACCCCGATTATTAATTATCCCAACGAAATTGGAATACTTTTCAATATATTGCGTGGTTATATCAAGACATGGGAGATACCTTTGGATACAAAAGAAGGACAAAAGATAGACAAGGCATTTATTATGAATTTATTTGCTAGAGAGAAGACAATGGATTATTTGGATTACAATGCTTCTACAAAAAAACTAACCATTACACGGAATCCATTTGGATTTGAAAATGTGAGAAACCGAAAAACGCAAGAATATGACGGAGTTTCTCTCCAAACTACTAGAAATGAAATGCAAGACGACAATGTTTTTGAAAGTCATGTTTTCAGAATATTGAGAGATGCGAATATAGACGTTTCCAAACAAGAAGGAGTCACTCTTTATTTAAACAAGGCATTGCCGGACAAATTGGATGATTTTGTGAATCGATTTATTGAACCTTCTACAGGCAAAGTAAAAAATGTGGAATTATTCAAAAAAAGAATCATTGGTTTGACGTCTTATTATAGAAGTGAACAGGAAAAATTATTGCCCAGATATGAAAAATTGTCGGATTATCATGTCATTAAAATTCCAATGAGTGATTACCAATTTTCCATTTATGAAGCAGCAAGAAAAGAAGAGAGAAAAATGGAGAAATCTTCCAAAGGAAAAAAGGGAAAAGTAGATGGGAATGGTATTTTTAAAGAACCGACGTCCACCTATCGAATTTTCTCTCGATTGTATTGCAATTTTGTCATGCCGACACCTCCTGGTCGACCTTTGCCGAGAGAAACAACTGAAGTTTCAGCTGAAGGTGCGTTAGAAAAAATATATGGTGACGCATTAAAGGAAGCAGAGAAAGAAGACATGGATGCGATAGTGGATGAAACTTCTAGAGGTCAAGGCACAAAAGCAGACGCAGATTTAGATACAGGTGCAGACATAGTCTTTGATGAAGCATTAGAAGGGGATGTTGTCATTGAAAAAAATGCAGACAAATCTTATTTAGATCGATTAAAAGCAGCCATTCAATATATTACAGAACCAGAACATGCTGCCACTATTTTCAGCCCAGAAGGGTTAGAAATTTATAGTCCTAAATATTTGCATATCATTGAAAATATTAAAGACCCAGAACATGTGGGTTTGCATTTGGTATATAGTCAGTTCCGCACCTTGGAAGGGATTGGATTGTTTCAATATGTGCTGGAATACAATGGATTTACACAATTCAAAATAAAGAAAAATACTTCTTCTGGATTGTGGGAATTGAATATAAGTGAAGAAAACAAGGGAAAACCCACCTTTGCATTGTATACAGGAACAGAGACAAAAGAAGAAAAGGAAATCGTTCGTAATATTTACAATGGAGATTGGAATGACGTGAAAAATGTAGATCCTTCTCTTCTTGCAACATTGAGAGAAATGGCCAACAATAACAATATGGGAGAGATTATCAAAGTATTCATGATTACTTCTTCCGGATCAGAAGGTATCAATTTGCGCAATACACGATATGTTCATATTATGGAACCCTATTGGCATCCCATTCGTTCAGAACAAGTCATTGGTCGTGCAAGACGTATTTGCAGTCATAAAAATTTACCAGAAGAATTGCAATCTGTGGAAGTGTTTGTTTATTTGATGACATTTTCCGAAAGTCAAATCAAAAGTGATTTGTCGATTGAATTGAAATTGAAAGACATTAGCAAAAAAGAATATAATGGCAAGAAAATTCCATTGACAAGTGATGAGGCTTTGTATGAGATATCGACTATCAAAGAAGAAATCAATAGTTCGCTAATGATGGCTATTAAGGAAGCATCTATTGATTGTGCTATCTATTCATTACCAGGATCAAAAGAGAGATTACAATGTTTGCAATTTGGACAACCGAATTCCACAACCTTTTCCTATAAACCTTCTTATGAGAAAGAAGAAGTAGATACGATTACTGCAGTCAATAAACAAGTATTGGAATGGCGAGGGAGAGAAGTCATGATTAAAAACAAGAGATATATTTATCGTGAATTGAATAAAGAATTGGGAACCGGAGAATTGTATGACTATGATACCTATCAAGATGCATTAGTGGATGCCAATATTCAACCTCTTTTGATTGGAACAATAGAGAGAAACAATCAAGGAAAGCAAATGGTGAAATTGGTGCGTTAGATCGGTTTTATCGTTTGTTCTTTTTTCTTTTTATCGTTTGTTTTTTGCTGTTTTTTCTTTTTATCGTTTGTTTTTTGTTCCCTTTTTTTTCATATTTGCCACCCAATATATTTCTATAATTTGCAGGATTCGGATTGTGTATAGGCTTACGATTGATTATATTTTCAAATAGTTCTTCCTTCGATAATCCATCTGACAATGGAACGGGATGACCCACATCAATGACATGTTCAAAATCAATAAAGTATACTTTTCCATTGTTGCCTAGTATAATATTTTGCAAATACAAATCTTGATGTATCAATCCGTTTTCAAGTAATATGATATATAACTCGTATATTTCATCTATAAATCTAGAAACAAATCGAAAAGTGATGTCTTTACTTTTTGTTGATCTATTTTCTTGAATATTTCTTTCATATTCTTCTTCAAGCAAATGTAATAAATCAGTTCCATCTATTCTTTCCATGACAACATACATGATTTTGCTGTTCTTTTTACTGCATGAATATAATCCATAAATTTCAGGCGTAAATCCCAAGTGTTCCAACATTTTCAAAATATAATATTCATGCATTCCATAGTTCAATACTTTGATAATTTTACTGGGATCATATTTGTCAATATATACACCACCATCTATTATTATTTCACCTAAAGTATAAGTATCATCTGTGGTTCCTTCAAATATTTCTGAATAATTACATAACGCACCACCACGCATATTATAATATAATCATATTAAAATATAGTTTGAGAGAAAATCATTTTTTGTGTAAAATATGTAATTGATCATCTACATCATTCATCCTTTCTTTCATTTTTTCTTGTTCCTCTTCCAACCTGTTGATTCGATTTTTTAATTCGGCAATTTCACTTGAAAAAGTATTTATCATAATTTTCAATTCAGTTATTTCATTTGCAGGTGTAATTTCAATAGAAGATATATTTTCTTCATTTGCAGGCATAATTTCTCTCAATTTCAATTTTTGAAAGATGGATTTTGTTTCCACTGGATAATCTTCATTTGCAATATAAGAATGATCTATATCAATTATGGATATGGGTATAGGTATGGGTATAGATGTATCTATTTCATCTCCAATTTTGATGTATTTTATGGGTTGTATTTGCAAAGAAGGAGGCAATGGACGTGGAGGTTTAATTTTGATAATAGGTTCTTGTTTGGAGATTGTTTCCACTGATTGAAAATTGATTTGCGAATCTTTGGATCCTTGAGATCCTTGAGATCCTTGAGATCCTTGAGATCCTTGAGATCCTTGAGATCCTTGAGATCCTTGAGATCCTTGAGATCCTTGGGATCCATTAGTTCCATTAAACATTTTGTATATATTCTCCATATCATTATTTCTCTCTGCAATAGTTTGAGCAATCATCTTTTCCATCTCACTGATGGGTTTTTCTTTCACATTGTCACTAAAATTAGGTATTTCGGGAATAGGACGACTAATGGAAAATTCAAATTCTTTTTGTTTTTCTGCAAGTTCCATATCAAATTTATTTCTTTTTTCCTTTCTGAAAGCTTCATTTGTCCAAAGGTCTGTATTTTCATCATTGGATTTTTCAAAATAATTCGCTGTTTGTTCTTGTTTTTCTTCTTGACGTTGTTCTTTTTCATGAAACTGAATTTTTCTCTCTTTTTGAGAATCCACAACTTCATTGGTAATAGCATTGGCAAAGGTTTGAATAATGGATGATATAAACGTTTTGTTCATGGTGATTAAATCTTTTTTGGGAGATGTGTTTTTCTCTCTATCATTAAAAAGCAAAAGTTGATTGACAAAATATTTTTTGGTTTGCGATAATTCAAAGACATTGTTTGTTTGAATGATTCGTTCATCTAAAATGACATCCCAAAGTATTTCAATATTTTCATTGGAAATAAAGGACATGTTTGTTTTCTATTAGAAAATATATAAATAACTCATTTATTCTTTATATATTTTTGAGAGATTATTAGATATTTTGCCCAGCAAATAAAACGTTACAAATCAGCATTGAAATAAATTTTCCTGAACTTCTCCATGTATTCATCTTTCAAAACATGTGTTTTTAAATAATGTTCAGTTATTTTGTCTTCCAACATGTGAACAATAAAAAAAATACTATAAATACCACATTCTGTATTTCCATATTGGTGTTCCACTGGATAATTTTGATCAAATTGGAAATAAATTGGCTTTGGTGTCAGTTTCATTCCTTGTTGCATGACACGATTGACAAAAACCAATATTTCTCTCGGTGCGGGATTTCCAGCACTATCAAAAAAGAATATTTTCCCCTTTTTAATATTGATAAAAAGACTTATCCAGTGTTCTCCATCTTTATTATGCGGATCCGTGTTGAAAATAATTCCTATTTTTCTTTTTCCACTTTTTAATAGTTTTTCTAAACTAAAATGACACAATTCTTCCCAAACACATTTACCAAATGTTTCATCGAGATCAAAATCAATCGGGGATGGACCAATGAATGTGAAGCATTTATATGCTTTTTCATACTGATTCATTACATTGGTAATTTCAATGCTAGACAACCATTCATTCGGATTTTTCTTCCATTTTTCAGGAGCTTTGGGTGCAAAGGATTCTCTCAAAGCATAATCCAATTTTCCTGCAACAAATTGTTGTTTTAACCAGCAGGATTCTTTATTGCAAAATTTTCCCAAATTTTGTTGTAATACATTCCATATTTCTCTCGGATCATTTGTTTGAATCATCATATCGGGATACCGAGCATTCCATAATTCTTTTAATTTATACAATGTTTCATTTTCTAAACAAGTAAACCCATTTTTTTTTGTGCTTGGACTACATTTTAATTTGATCATTTTGTGTTGATTTTTCTGTATCTTTCTTGTTTTCTGCATCTTTCTTGTTTTCTGTATCTTTCTTGTTTTCTGCATCTTCTCTATTGTTTGATTTTTTTTCATTTTCAGTTGTTTCTTTATCATTTTCTTTTTTGTTTTTTCCATCATAATTATTATGGAGATTATTCTTTTCACCAATACCTTTATTTTTTAATGCTGGATCTTTCAAATTCACTTTTCTTTTTTTGGGTAAAGGGATTGTCTCTTTTTCTTTTTTTATCATGGTTCTTTTTACTATTTTATCCAAGGATGTTGTTTTGTCGTATTTTATGGAACGCATCAATAAATTATCTGTATTATTATGTATGATTGTATTCTCTCCTTCATTTAATACAACTGCAACCGATTCTTGAATTGCATCTGGTTCATATTCACCTTGCAAAATATCCGTCTTGTCAATTATTTTAAAATAATCAATACAGGTTCTTGTATAAATATCAAAAATACGTAAAATATCTGTAGGAAGAATGGTAGTATCTTCTTCATTCAATATTTTTTTGGCTAAATCATAAATACGCTTTTTATAAAACTTTTTATTTTTTTTGAATAAATCTGTTTTTGTTTCAGAATACTTGGATTGAAATTTTTCATTGGTTAAACATTCCAATGTGATTCTAGAAATTAAATCTTCTGACATTTGATTCTATATTATGGATTTACAAAATATAGAATGAAATTATTACGGATAATCAAATAATCAAATAACGAATAAATTATCTGCATATTGGATTTTCAGTATCAGTAAAATCTCGAATCTGTTGCCTAGTATGATTCATAAAAATTCCTTGTCCAATTTTTTCAGGATTTGCATCAAATTTATCAAATTTTTCTTCTTTGAATAGTGCTTGAAAGGGTTGTTGAATTTGCATTTTTCCACATGGTTCAAATTGAAATGTATACAAATCAGAATGGGATGAAGGAACATACACAGCTTGAGAACATTTTTGCAAAGCATAAATTTGATTTCGCAATTCAGATTCTACATTGATATTGGAGGCAAACCCTGACCAAGGAGATTGTGTATTTCCTGGATTAAATACTTTGTATGGATTAAAAGTGGATTGCACATCCATAGGAACACATGTTTTTCTTCGGGGATCCACTATGGGCATATGGGAATATTTTGTCATGACAGGACGAACACTGATATAGGGTTGCAAGATAGAGGATGGAAGATTTCTATCGTATATGCGATCATTGATGGAATCAGTAATTTGTGAAGAACATTCTTGTCCCAAATAAGTATGATTGGAACAATTATTGGGTGCATTATTTGTTGGTACATCACAATTATTTTTGCTAAAATGTTGAGTTGACATTATTATATTATGAAAAGATTATTATTTTGATTATTATTTTGAAGTTTGAGAGAAACAAGCATAAAGATATTTTTTGAAATAAAAAGAATGAGTCAAGATAAAATATTTGCTTTATTAGGTAATAATTACAATATTGAATTCATTACAGAGTGTTTTTTGAGAGAAAAGGACAATTCCTTTGTAAAAAAAAAGGATACAATGAATCGAAATGGATTAAACAATGTTCACTTACAAAGAGTATTTGGTAGTTATTCAAATAGAATTCTTGTTTTGAAAGATATTGTTTTGATTTTCAGTGGAGAGATTTATAATTACCGAAAATTATATGAATACATGCAAATAACAAGTGAGGATATACATACAGAATATAGTGGTGAAGTCATTATTCATTTATACAAAAAATATGGAATGGAGCAAACATTGAGAATCATGGATGGTATTTTTGCGTTTGTTTTGTGTGATTATGATTTATCTAAATCCATATGTAAATTATATATTGCGAGAGATATTTTGGGAGTTTGTCCTTTGTATGTGATGGAATCGAGTGATCCTACTATGATAGGATTTGCATCTGAAAAGAAATTACTCGTAAATATACAAGACAAAAACCATTATTCCATAAACCATTTTCAACCCGGAACGTATTCCAAATATACTCGTTCTTACAAAGTGCATTCTAATTGGATGGTAGAGAGAAAAACATACCCTTATTATTCTCTCGGTTTTTGCATGTCTATTCCCAAATCATCTCTTGATGGTAATACATATTTTTATCTATATCAATCCATCATTAAAAGAATCCCTGAAAATGCAAAAACTATTGGATGTATCTTGTCATCTGATATAGGTAGTTATTTTATAGCTTTTTTGTTGGATATATATTGCAATGAAAATGACATTCTTTTGGAAACATTTCGTGTTATGGAAACCAATCATCTAGATATGAATCCAATGAAACAATCTATTATGAACCATTTGATTTCCAATGCAAAGCATACAGATATTTTTATTTCACATCAAGATATTGCGAATGAATCGTCGCATATAATAAATATAGTAGAAGACAATATACTTGAAGACAATATACTTGAAGAAAAGAATAGTTCCAAAATATCCTCATTTACCGAGTATTATTTTTTAGCCAAATATATTTCTGAAAATACGAATATTGAAGCAGTATTTGCAGGAATAGGATATAATGAATTATTCAATTTTGATAGGATAGAATATAATGATGGAGACAAAATAGAATATGACAAAAAACGAAGAACATTATTAGAAACAATTCATTTGCAAGATCTATTATATTATGAAAAATGTCTTTGTTTTTATGAATTACAACCCAAACTCCCGTTTTTAGACAAAGGATGGATCGATTTTTATTTTAGAATTCCTTTGGAAGAAAGATATCAAGACAAATCTTCTTGGTTCGAATCTCTTTACCAAGATATAAAAAGTATGATATAATTTCGTTTTATTTTGCTGGATTATCCGTTTGAACAGAGTAGAAAAAATCTTGCAGATAAAGCATCATTTTTTTAGTCACTATTTTATCGATTTCATATTCTCTCTTTGCTTTTTCCACAAAGATATAATGTGTATGTTTCATAAAAACATGTATATATTTTTCAAAATATCTTTGAAATGGCGTATCATATAATAAGTAAAAAAAATACTGGCTATTGATAAATCGTTGTATCATGACATCAAATGGTAAATTATAAATATATGGATTTATTTTGATATAAACCACATTATCATGTTTCATTTCAGGATAATAAGTATCATCAATAAAACAAATTTGGGTTTGTAAAGGCAGTTTACAACATTTAATCAAGTCATTGATTGTTTTTTCATTTGTTGTTCTGCATATTTCAATCTGTTTTCCATTGATTTTAAATGCAGAAACAACTTGATTGAATAATTTATAATTGATTTTTTGTTCAAAATATGTTTTTATGTATTCAATCCATATTTTGGGTCCTTGATTGTTTGTATAAATAAAAATACTTTTACATTCATTATTCATTTTTTTATGCTTTAAATAATTCAAAATAGTAATTAGGTTAGGACGAATAAATTCAGGATACAAATCTAATATTGTATTAAAGTCATTTTGTGACAAGGTATAATTGATTTTCTGTTTTTTGATAAATGAACGTAAGGATTCCCAAAAAATACTAAATTGAAAAAAATATCCTAATGTTTCGTCCAAATCAAAAACAACTATTTTTGGTAATGATAATGACATAAAATAAGCAAATGTATAAAGGATATATATAATTATATATATATATAAAGAAAAGTATATAAAGAAAATAAAATTCTTGGTGGTATATATAGAAAATTATATGTCATCAAATAATTTGACAAATAATTTGACAAATAATTTGACAAAAACT